GGCAGTTCATCGACTATGCTATGCTCGACGGTTCGCGAACCGGTAAGGCTGGTGAGGCAGATGTAATCATCGGTATCGGCAAGACCGGTACGTCAGAGGAAGAGAACACCACACGGCACATCTGCATTTCTAAAAACAAACTCAATGGGTGGCACGGTATGTTTACCAGCCACATTGATGTGCAGCGGGGGGTGTATTACTAATGAATGTCTTGACCTTCGATGTGGAAACAACCCACAAACCCAAAGCCAATGGTTCGACAACTGCCTTGCCATACTTCGGAAACTCTTTGGTTTCAAACGGTTACAAGTGGTTGGGTGAGCCGCACGTTCACTATCACTGTTACTACCACAGTGTTCGCGAACCGCATGAGTTCGCCTTCGAACTGTTCCAAGCTGCTCTTGACAAAGCCGACGTAGTTGTGGGACAAAACATTAAGTTTGATTTATCTTGGATTCGCGACTGCGGATTCGTTTATGAGGGACACGTCTATGATACAATGGTTGCAGAATATATTCTTGCCCGCTCCCAAAGGTGGCCTCTTTCACTTGTTGCTCTTGCAGAAAAGTATAGTGATGTGCAAAAAGAGAAAGACCTCATTGCGCCGTATTTTAAGGAAGGCAAGACCTTCTACGACATACCTTGGGAAATAATAGAAACGTATGGAAAGGCTGATGTCATTTCCACAGAGCAAGTAGCCCTTGCACAACTCGAAGCCTTTGGCACTACATTTGAGGAACTATTCAATGAACAACCAAACACTCTTGCCCACTTTGCGTCTGTCGCTTGAGATGACAGATGTGCTGTCCCGCATCGAACGGAACGGCATCAAGATTAACAGACAAACACTTGCAGACATTCGCCGCGAGTACGAAGACGAACTGTTTACCCTCGAACGCCGCCTCAACGAACTGGCTGCGGAAGCTATGGGTGATACCCCCATCAACTTAGACAGCCCGGATGACCGTTCCAAGCTGTTCTATTCTTGTAAGGTAAAGGACAAGTCCCGCTGGGCTGGTCTGTTTAACTTGGGTCACGAGATTAGAGGGGCGGGTCGCAAACCCAAACGCCGTACCCGAATGAGCCGTACAGACTTTAAACGCAACGTTGTGAACGAGACAGAAGTTCTGTTCAAGACCCGTGGTAGCCAGTGTGCCGATTGCGGGGGCGTAGGGCGTTATACAGCCCGTAAGAAGGATGGGACGCTGGGTAAGGCTATCCGAATCTGTAAGCCCTGTCAGGGGGCTGGTGTGCGCTATACATCAACTGGTCAGGTTGCGGGGTTCAAGCTGGTTCCTCGTGACCCTTATGATGTGGCTGCTGCTGGTTTCAAAACAGATAAGGAAACGTTGGAAAGTATGTTCACATCCCTGCGGGGTGAAGCCCGTGAGTTCGCAGAAGCTTACATCCGGTACAGTGCGGTTCGAACTTACCTGCGTTCTTTCGTTGAGGGCATGGAGAACAACATGGATGGGCAGGGGTTTATCCACACTGAGTTCATGCAGTGTGTCACGGCTACTGGTCGTCTGTCATCCCGCAACCCAAACTTTCAGAACATGCCACGAGGTACTACCTTTATCATCAGGCGGGCTGTTGAAAGCCGGTTCGAGGGCGGGTCAATCCTAGAGGGCGATTACGCCCAGCTAGAGTTTAGGGTGGCTGGTTTCCTTGCGGATGATGAGGGCATCAAGACAGATGTGGATGCCGGAACAGATGTGCATAGCTATACTGCCAGTGTCATAGGATGTTCGCGGCAAGATGCCAAGGCTCATACCTTCAAGCCACTCTATGGTGGTGTGTCAGGTACAGATGACCAGAAACGATATTACAATGCGTTCAAGGAAAAGTATAACAATGTTACCAAGTGGCACGAGTTCCTGCAGAAACATGCGGTAACAAAGAAATACATCCAGCTTCCTTCGGGCAGGCAATACGCTTTTCCTCATGCAAGGTGGACTGATTGGGGTACAGCAACCGACCGAACTGCCATCTGCAACTATCCGGTTCAGGGGTTTGCAACGGCTGACCTTCTGCCTATGTCACTGGTTTTGTTGGACAAACGAGTTCGCGAACTGAACTTGCGTTCGGTTATCTGCAACACGGTTCACGATTCCATCGTCATGGATGTGTACCCCAGCGAAGAAAAAAAATGTATTGACGTGATGGCTGAATGTATGTTAGCTATCCCGTTGGAATCAAAGAATAGGTACGGGATTACCTATGATATGCCAGTTGGTATCGAACTAAAAATGGGTAAAAACTGGCTTGACTTGGAAGAGGTACTTACTGTATAATCCCTTTACGCTAACGCTCATCTAAGGAGAAACGACATGAGCAATGAACTACAAATGTTGAATGATGAAATGAACACCTTCCTGACTGCATTCGAGTCAGGTAACGAAGAAGCCCTCATGGAAATGAGTGGACAGGCTGACCCAAACAATAAGCCGAAGATTGGTCTGCCTAGACTAAACATTAATTACGATACAGAGACAGATGATGGCACATTGCTGAGACGCGGTGCATGGCGTATCTGGAACGGTTCTGCACCTGTATATGCAGATAAGGTCTTTGTTCGTCCCCTGCTGCGAACCTTTGAGTGGTCAGTATGGAACCAAGAAGAAGGTAAGTTTTCTTGCAAGTCTGTGCAGAAGCGCAAACTAGCTGGCGACTTTCCTGATACACTAGGCGGTAACAAGTGTGGTCGCCTTTCAAAGCCAGAAGAAGATGCGCTAGGTCAAGACGACCCACGGGTTTTGTTGAGCCGCTCTGTTAGCTGCAATCAGGTAATCTACGGAATCATCGATGCACCTGAAGCAGCATACGCAGATGGTACTGCAGCACCTGTAGAGCAGATGCCGTTCATGGCATACTTCAAGCGTTCGGGCTACCGTCCGGTCAACGACTTCATTCAGAAGCAGCTTACAGACCGTAAGATTCTGATGCACAAGGCGTTAATTGAGTTCACCACAGAGAAGCAGAAGAACGGTGGTGTTGTCTACTGGACACCGAAGCTTGCCTTTGTAAAGGAAGTGTCAGGTACAGAAGAAACTGACAAGCCTTTGATGAAGGACTTTGCCGACACCGTTAACGCTCACAACGAGTCTGTGTTCGCAGAGTACAAAGCTGCTCAAAAGTCTATGGCTTCAGCAGACGACATTGATTTGTCAGAACGTCTGGCTGGCTAGTCATGTTACAACTCGTAGAAGTCCAAGACTTTCTACAGAAAGCGGGGCGGGGGGAGATTGACTCTTCTCGCCTCGAACCTCTGATAGAACAGTTTGGCGAGGACTGTAAAGCTGCTATGCGGAAACAGTTCTCTAGCCGTGGCGATTACCGGATTCGTATGTCCGGTGTTGGTCGCCCCTTGTGTCAACAACAGCTTGAAAAGCAGGGCAACAAACAAGACGTTGCCTACAATGATATTGTCCGGTTCGCAACCGGCGACCTCTTAGAAGCATTCGCCATTCTTGTGATGCGGGCTGCTGGCCTAGATGTCGTTGCGGAACAGAAGAAGTGTTCCCTCGAACTGGGTGGGCAAACCGTCAACGGAACCCTAGATGTCATCCTGAACATAGATGGTGAAGAAGAAGTCTGGGATATCAAGACAGCAAGCCCGTGGTCGTTCGAGAACAAGTTTTCTGGACGTGGCGGCTATGACGTTATCAAAGAAGATGACCCGTTCGGTTACGTTATGCAGGGACACCTGTATGCGGAATCGGAAGGTAAAAGGTTCGGGGGATGGATTGTAATCAACAAATCTACAGGTGAGTGGGATTTCGTAGAGGCACCCCGCGAACAGTCTGAAGACCGCAAAGCATACCTAGAGGATGCGAACAAGCGTGTCGAGGCAATCATCAATGACGCACCGTTCAAAGTGCCGTTCCAATCTGAGCCTGAGACAACTACCATTGACAGACAAAAGGTCGAGACAGGCAACCGCCTGATGCCCAAGACTTGCACCTTCTGTTCCTTCAAGACAAAGTGCTGGAAGAATGCAGAACTAGCCCCGAAGATAACATCGAAGGCACGGTTCAAGCCTCACGTCTGGTACACAAAGCTTGTGAAGCGGGAACTAGACTGATGCCGGTTTTGTACACACGGGAGTACCCCCACGAACTGTTCGACTTGAACCCGCAGCTTTACTGTGTGTTCGTGGAGTCACATGAACGTCGTGGGGGTGGTCGTTCTACTGTTAGGGTTCGTGGCTTGGAAATATCCTTGCCCCTTACTTTACGAGACAATTACTCGCCAGACGGTTCCTTGAAGTCAGACACAGAAGTACGGGACATAAAACTCATAGAAGAGGAATTTCAGAACATTGTTCATCACTTGCGACAGGGGTTGGTAGTATGCCTACCGACAATGGAAATCTCAAAAGAAATATCGCAGCTAGAAAAACGGTCCCCAAAAGTAGGACAGTATCTGTTAAAAAGGCTAGAAGGGGTGAAGGCGGGATTTCCGCTGCTAGGATTATGAGGCAAACCCGTTACCGTTCACAGTTCGAGATTAACCTTGCAAGGTCGCTGGCAGAGAAGAAGATTGCCTTCGAGTACGAACAAGCAAAGCTACAGTACATACCCAAGCCGCGAACATATACGCCAGACTTTTATTTACCTGAACAAGATATCTACATAGAGGCGAAGGGTCATCTGGATAAGGGCGACAGGGTAAAGATGCAGCTAATAAAACAACAATACCCCGACTTGGATATTCGCTTTGTATTCGTTCGGGCCACGAACAAGATTTACAGAGGCAGCAAAACTAGCTATGCTGATTGGGCGAACCGTTATGGTTTCCCGTGGGCAGAAGGTAGTGTGCCAGAGGAGTGGTTTAAAAATGACGGATGATAGGGATTATGAAGTTGGTAGCTTGTTGCCTGACCGGTGGTACATCATCTTAAAAAGAACGGACGATGAAAGTTTTAAGATGACAGCATACGATACAACTGCTATACCAGAAGATGAAGATTATATGGACGCAGGGTTCGTGGCGCAGCAAGGGATTGTTGAGATGCTAGAGAACGACTTCGACAGACTCATACAAGCAGGGTTAGCCCGTATATCTTTTATGGAAATGAAGGATACTATCCTACAGGAACTAGAGGATGAGGGCGTGGAGTTCGAACCCCGTGACCGTATAACAAGCCGTGATGAAAACATAGTTAAAGTAGATTTTGGAACAAAGCAATGAAACTAGATGAGTATCAGATGCGGGCAGAAAGCACCGCAGTTTATCCGCAAGAATATAATGTTCTGTATCCGACACTGGGTTTAGCTGGAGAAGCAGGCGAGGTTGCCGAAAAAGTAAAGAAGCTTGTTCGCGACGGTGAACCACACCTTTTCTATAAAGATGATATTGCAAAGGAACTAGGAGATGTGTTATGGTACGTTGCAATTTTAGCAAGAGACTTAGGCTACAGCTTAGAAGAGGTCGCGCAGCGCAACTTAGACAAGCTAGAAGACCGCAAGAATCGGAACATGTTGCAGGGAAGCGGAGACGACAGGTGAGACATGAAGCATACATGAAGATGATGGAAGACGAAAACGAACAGGCCGGTAAGATGGCCTATGGCGGCGTTGATATGGTCAACAGCCCGCCCCATTACAACGCAGCGGGAACAGAGTGCATAGATGCAATCCAAGCTGCAACCCTTGACGGGTTCGAGTATTACCTGCAAGGAAACATAATGAAATACCTTTGGCGATATCGTTACAAGAATGGTAACGAAGATTTGAAGAAAGCGCAGTGGTATTTAAATAAACTATTAGAGGTTCGAGGAGAGAACAAATGAGCAACCAACTACCCACACCGTATCAACAATTCATTCACAAGTCACGCTATGCTCGCTGGATAGATAGCGAACAGCGCAGAGAGAACTGGGGCGAAACTGTAGACCGCTACATATCTTTCATGCTAGAGCAGGTAAAGGATAAGTGCGGTGTCGAACTGTCTACATCTGTTCGCGAAGAGATTGAGGAAGGCATCCTGTCCCTGAAGGTGATGCCATCTATGCGGGCAATGATGACTGCAGGCCCTGCCCTTGCACGGGATAACGTCTGTGGTTACAATTGTAGCTACATTCCTGTAGACAGCCCTCGTGCTTTTGATGAGTGTATGTACATCTTGATGTGCGGTACAGGTGTTGGTTTTTCTGTCGAACGTGAGAACGTAGATAAGTTGCCTGTGATTAGCGACAACTTTAACGATTCAGATACTGTGATTAAAGTTGGTGACAGCAAGCCCGGATGGGCAAAGTCACTTCGCGAACTGATTGCGCTACTCTACGCTGGTCAGGTTCCTTCATGGGATATGTCAAGTGTTCGTGAAGCTGGTGCGCGGCTAAAGGTTATGGGTGGACGTGCTAGTGGTCCACAACCTCTTGCAGACCTCTTTAACTTTACTGTTGAGATATTCAAGAAGGCACGGGGTCGCAGACTGTTCCCAATTGAGTGCCACGACTTGATGTGTAAGATTGGTGAGATTGTGGTTGTAGGCGGGGTTCGCCGCAGCGCACTCATAAGCTTGTCGAACCTCAACGATGACCAGATGGCACACGCTAAGTCTGGCATGTGGTGGGAAACAGAGCCACAGCGGGCGTTGGCGAACAACTCTGTGTCTTACAAGACAAAGCCTGAGATGGGTACGTTCATGCGTGAATGGCTTGCCCTATACGACAGCAAGTCTGGTGAGCGTGGTATGTTCAACCGTGAGGCTGCTGACAAGCAGGTTGCCCGCAACGGTCGTCGTGAAACAGGCCACATGTGGGGTACAAACCCATGTTCTGAGATTATCTTGCGGGGCTACCAGTTTTGCAACCTGTCGGAAGTAGTGGTTCGCGAAATGGATTCCTTGGAAGACTTAAAGGCAAAGGTTCGGGTGGCTACCATTCTTGGAACCTTGCAGTCAACCCTAACTGATTTTAAATACTTGAGGAAGATATGGAAAGACAATACAGAGGAAGAGCGTTTGTTAGGCGTGTCCTTGACTGGTATCATGGACCATCCCGTTTTATCCAAAAATGTAGACAGCAAGCGTTGGCTCGAAGAAATGCGCGAAGTCGCAGTGGAGACGAACAAGGAGTTTGCGAACATGCTTGGAATCCCACAGTCGGCTGCAATCACTTGTGTCAAGCCGTCGGGTACTGTATCACAACTGGTGGACGCAGCAAGCGGGATACATGCAAGGCACAACGACTACTTCATCAGAACCGTTCGCGGGGATAATAAAGACCCCTTAACACAGTTCCTGATTAATAGTGGTGTCCCTGCAGAGCGTGACGTTATGAAGCCAGACTCTACAACTGTCTTTAGCTTCCCTATGAAGTCACCAGACGGTGCCGTTACACGAACACAGATGACTGCCATTGAGCAGCTAGAGTTGTGGAAGACTTATGCTATCCACTGGTGCGAACATAAGCCATCTATCACTGTGTCTGTAAAGGAACACGAATGGATGGATGTGGGGGCTTGGGTCTATGAGAACTTTGACGTTGCCTCTGGTGTGTCGTTCTTGCCTCACAGTGACCACACGTACCAACAGGCTCCGTATCAGGACATTGAAGCTGATGAATACTTGGAGTGGAAACAGCGCATGGAAGTTGTCACGATTGACTGGGATAAGTTGTCTGAGTTCGAAAAGGAAGATAACACCAGTGGTTCGCGGGAACTAGCCTGTACAGCGGGGGTCTGTGAGGTTGTTGACCTGAGTGCGGCATGAACTGCTGGCACTGCAAAACTGAACTTATTTGGGATAGTGATGTTGACAGGGATGATGATTTGTACTACATTATGGTCACATTCCTGCACTGTCCCAAATGTGGCGCAGATGTAGAAGTTTGGTTACCTAACATTGAGGAGAACACCAGTGAGTGAAGAACAAAAAGACATCATCACGATTGATGGAACAGAGTACGATTTTGATACTTTGGAAGACAAGCAGAAGTACATCATCAACCAGATTCGTGATTTGAATGGTAAGATTGCACATGCGCAGTTTGGCATCGACCAGCTTCGAACAGCACAGTCTGCCTTTACGAACATGTTAGTTGCTTCTATCCAAGAGAAGAACGAAGAGGGAGAGGCAGCATGACTTCGATGGAACCAGCAGTCTGTGACCGCAAGAAGTTCGATATCGATTTATCCTACGGCAAGGTTCGCGAACAGCAAGTTGCCGACATGCTTACGGATAAAAAGATTGAGGTCAAATCTGAACGTGGCATGTGGATGAAAACTGGCAACATAGCCATAGAGTACGAATCCTATGGTAAGCCCAGTGGCATAGAAGCAACTGAAGCAGACTACTGGTTCCACAATCTTTGCATTGGTGATGAAACCTTTGCAACCTTGGTGTTCGACGTGCCGTCCTTGAAACGCATCATAAATAATTTAGATTACAAAAAATCCGTGAGCGGCGGAGACAACAACGCTTCACGGATGTACCTTCTGAATCTACAGAAGTTGTTTTCAACAGATGTAATTAAGGCGTACAAAAATGAGCAACAAGCATCCTAAAGCTGAACTCTTTAAGCTTACAGCCCATCTAAATGACAGAGGTAATGTAGAGATGGATTTGGAGTGTGTAGACCCTGACCAGTTTGCTCGCCTAATGGAAAAAGACCTGCCACAGTATGAAGGAACCTTCAAGGTAGCAAGTCTTTTACGTTATTTAAAGTCTGTAGGAGACGAGATGATGGAGAAGTCTAGCCGCTATATTTAGGCGGCTTCTTCTTCTTTTGGCTCTAAGCCTTTTAATTCCGCATCAATCTTATCGCGAATGGCTTTGAGGTATTTAACACGAGCAGCATTTTGCTCTTTCTTTATTTCCTGAATTACAGCTTCACTAACAACCATAACGGGGCTGCGGCTGTAGAAGTTCAGGATATCAGTCAAACCGTACATGATTCTCTCCATTGGTTTGTTGTTGGTTTTGTTGCCATATGGGAGTTCGCGAACCGTTTGTCAACCCTTTTTGTGTGTTTCTTGCACAGTAAATCTAGCCCGTAAACTAGACCCCTTGTGACGCTTATAGCCGTCCTTGGGGTTTTTCATTAGCTGGTATCCACTGCCCTTCTTCATCCAGTGATAGCCTTTGGGTGCCGGAACGGTTTTGATTTTAGTAGCCATTCTTCTTCTTGGCCTTTCCGCCGTACATCATACCCACCACCTTTTTGTCTACAGGGGGTTGCATACCCGTCTGTTCGCGGGGTTGCATTGGGTTGAACATGGTCGTCATGCTTGTCTCTGGGTTCATAGGGCTGCGAACCATTGAGCCATAGGCATAGCCCTTGCGTTTCATGTTTTTCATTGTGCCATCTCCTGAATAGCTTTTCCAGTATCAACTGCCATTTCTTTGGCAACACCCATAAATTGCTTTGTTCTTTTTACAACTGCTTCTCCAACTACTGGAACAGCCGTCTCTATCACCTCTTCTATGGGCATCTCTTCGCCCGTCATCATCATTTCTTGACCTTGCATAGCCAGTTCAGTGAACAGGTAATTCTCTGCAATCTGTTCGAACTTTGAAAACTCTTGGGTGGTCATTAAGTTTGGATTCGCAATCATCTTGTGCAAGATAATAGCAGCTTCCTTGTCTTGAACTGCCAGCTTCATCAAGCTAATCTGTCCTGCCTTTGCTGCAGTAATCATGTATTCTGTAGCAATGTAAACAGGGCTGACGAACCCCTTGACGCCGTTCCACAAACGGCTAACTACACCGGCTTCTGTAATGCCTTTGTAGTCGTTCGTCTGTGTAGATGCGCGAACAACGTGGGTGCTTTCATTCATAACCCGCAGCATGTCCTCTAAGAAAAGGGTGGCATCTTCACCTAGCAGGTCATCCATAGCTTTACGGGTAGCAGGGTCTTCCATAGCAAGCAAAGCATTCTCTGGAGACTGTATTTGTTTGGCTACAAGTTTACCTTCGTCACCTGCTTCACGAATAACCTTACCACCTACAGCCTGTACACCTGCCAGTTCGTAAATTCCCTGAATTGTATATATAGTAGCAATCTTCTGGAAATCTTCTACGGCTGCTTTCGGGTCTTTACCCGCAGCTTTTGCTGTTTGTGTAACAGCGTTCTTGAGCATCTGGATGCCACCACCCTCACCTGAAAGGATGTAGCGGTCTACAAAGTCTTTTGCACTCAGGTCACCAGCAATGTTTTCTAGAAGCTTGGCACCCTCTAGTTCGCGGCGTTCCAACTCTTTGATTTGCTCTGTGCTTGTTTTTTTATAAGCCTTGAACCTATCCTTCAAGCCATCGTACGCTTTGCGAACCAGCGGCTGTTCTTTTATAGCCCGCTGTAAAGACATAGACGCATCTACAGCATCCATCATGTCTACGATAGGCTCTCTGACTATTTTGCCGTCTCCATAATCTATAGGAATTGTCATAGCCTCCATAGTCTTATCCATGTCTTGCATGAACTCATAGCCGCTTTGTCCAGCAAGCGCAGTTGGGCGTGTCTTAGATTTTACCTTTTTATACTTATCAAAAAAGTCGCGGCCCATCTTGGAATACAGAACTTCCCGCATTACATCCCTGAACTGTTCTAATTTTTGGGCACCTTCTGGTGTGGAAGCGTCGAACACATACTTACCATTCTTGTATGTACCGTAGGAATAAACAAGTTTTTCAACAGCGTTTTGTAGGTCTGCAGGCCGACCTTTTGCTCCCGGCATCATAACATCCGACACTGCCTTACCAAACTCATCGAACATTTGAATAGGTTCGAACTTGTCGCGGTAGATATTCCGAAGAGACATGCCACCCTTTTCACCCGCAAGAGTGGCGGGTAGTCTACGCTCACGCATACTGAACAGCTTGTCCAAATACATTGTAGGAGTGGTTGGAACGCCCACGATAGCCTCGTATTCTTTACGAGCAGCAGATATCTTTTCGGACCATTGGGGGTTTGCCTCTTCCACAAAAACATCTAACTTGTCAGCAAAGTTACCAAACTGATATGCAAGGTCAGACTTTCCTTCTTTTGCGTAGCTATCTGCTGTTCTCTTAAACGCACGACGCATCAACTCAAGGTCGTAGGGGTTCGCAACTTTGAACGGGTTAAAATCTGGGTTCCGTTCCATCATTGCAATGGCAAGGTCTAGGTCGTCAGATTTTCGGATGCGGTCAATTTCTCTACCAGAAGCCTTACTTTTAATAGCCTTGTTTAAAAGCTGGTTGCGCATGTCCGCCATGTCTGTTGCACTAAAGCTGCTGTGCAGGATGTTCTCGAACGCTTCCCGCGCCTTTTCACCCGCGCTTCCAAAAAATAGTTCGGATTCAGGACCTAAGAAACGTCTGATACCATCAATGCCGCGACCCGCAGCAAGTTCTTGAACCAATGGTTTTATATCCAATGGGTCTATAGTTTCGGCAAATTTCCGTGCGTCATCATATATTGCATCGCCTTTTGCCCGGATGCTTGCATCATGCCCAAGATTAAAAGTCTCAATGAGCTTGTTTACGGACTCTGTGTGGCCTGTTTGGTTACGCAACCGTTTAGCAGATTTCAATGCCCCGTCGATGCGGTTGTTAATTGACTTGTCCATCGACTTAACAAGAAGGTTCTTGTCCAGAATCTCACCAAGAGAATCTGTGAGGGCACCGCGATAGCTAATCAGGGACGCGATAGTACCGTCGTCTAGACCGTTATCCCCAAAGTTGATGATGTAATCTTGTAGGTTATCTAGGCTCTTTAAACGCTGTTGGCGAGTTTCAACTATCTCATTCTTAATATTCTCCAACCCCTGCCTACGGGCACGAACCCATCCCTCTATAATCTCGCGATTCGCAACGCTGTCTATACCAGCAGTCATCCCAGTTAGCTGTTCCAAGGCATCCTCTGCCAAGGTTATCAGGTTTTGCTGGGCCTTCAAGTTCTCTTCCATATCCTTGATGTCGTATTTGCTCAAGGCTTTTAGGTCGAGGCTTTTGCTGCTGTTTAGCTGTCCTGCAGCGACCAACGTAAGGATACCAGATGTATGTTCGTAAGTGTTTATCATTAGCTCACGAGCTTTTTCCTGTTTAGCAGGAGTATCATAGCGGCTTGCAAACCGGTCAATTAGATTGAAGGTTTCGGCCTGAGAACGCAAAGCGTCGGCTCTGTCTGCAGGTTTTAGTGTTTTATAAAATTCAACGATGGTGCGAGTGTGTCTGCGCTCTACCTCGCTCATCGTGCGTCCAAGAAACTGTTCCATGTTCTCTAGGGTCTTATCAACAAGGATAGGACCGGCAACAGGAATACTTGCAACCACATTGCGAATCATTGTAAAAGGCATAGCAACTTTGCCGGACAAACGACTTGCACCGGCAACAGCCCCCTTTGACCGTAAGTTGCGGGCACCGTACAGGACAGGACGATAGCCTCCCAAACTTGCAAAGATATTACCAAATGCCTCATTTGTATCGGGGCTGTCAAACGGACCATTTTCACGAAAGACTGCTGTTACGGCAGCAATAGCCAAGCTGGTTTCGGTTGCATCTTTGGCGTAAGGCAACAGTCGTCCCGAAAGAAACGCACGGTTGCGAACCCCTGTTAGCTGTTTTAGTTCGGCTGTCAAGCGTCGTGTGTGGTCCTGCTTGGTTAGGCTAACTACACCTTTACCACTTGGAGATGGCAAGTCTACCATCTGTGAAGGGGCTTCAGGACGATTGTTCAGGTTATCAAGCTGGTCGCGAATCTCTGCGATACGGGTATTCACACTGCGAAGTTCACTGTTGGTTCTATACTGTGCAAGCCCAGCGTCAAAGAAACGGTCAGCCTTGAACCGTTTATCATACTGAACCAAAGTTTGTTGAATAGTTTCAGGGTCCGTAATTCCTTGAAGAAGGTTTTTGTATTTGGGAGACTGTGCTGCCCGTTGCATAGATTTTATTCTTTGGGCACCGCCTACAATACTAGCCCCTCCTGTAAGAAGACCATAGAAGCCTTCTTCTCCGCCAAGAACACTAAACTTTTCCCAGTTGTTCAGGGAATTAAAGGTCAAGTCATTTATGTTGTACGCCGCATCTTCGGTAATAAAGTCTTTCTTTATCTTGTTGCCTTTGTCATCAACAAGGAACTGACCTGTTTGGTCTTTTTCAAAAGCGAGGTTGTCATACTGTTCGCCCTCGAACTTTTCTTCTAGGATACCGTGGATAGATTCGTTGTAATACTGAGCCAAGGTAGCAGCAGGAACATTATCACGAACCCAACCCTCAAAATCAATGTAGTTCTTACGAAATTTTTCAGACTGTACTGCGTATTCGGCATTGAACGCATCGGTTCCCGGAAGCGAACCGGACTCCATAATAGATGCAATTACAGGATTAGTTGGGGATTCGGGAACTTTTCCCGGAGTAGACGGAACCCCCATCATCATAATCAAGAAGTCAGGAATCTGTGTTCCCGTGAACCTGCCTGCTTCAGCTAAACGCTGAGCTACTTGTTGAGACACACTGAAATCTATGTTTTCGACAACAATCTGACTAATTTCATCTGATACATTTTGTTTTTTTAATTCCCTTGCGATACCCTTGCGTCCAGTGTAGTTGCGCAACATCTTTGAATAGAGTTCAGGATAATTCTGTGCCTTTGCAAAATCGAACTCGCGGGCTGCTGTTTCCATAGGAAGCACAGGACCTTCTTTAGAGGCAGGGGCAGCACCGGATACGCCATACAAAGTTTCTAGATTTAAAATTAGGGTATCATCACCCTGCAGTTCACCCGTCTGTTCGTTAACTGTAATGTCTGCCACAACTTCTGGGGTAATAAGAATATCACCCAACATGTCATCAGTGCCAGTTGTTTGAATGTTCTTAACCCAGTTCGCAAAACTTGGACGAGTAGCTGCAGTTTCTTTTCGCTGGGCTACATCTTCCATTTCTATTTGCGTTACGGTTTTTGCAGCAGGGGGTGCGACTTCTGTTTCAGAAGGCATAGCCATAGTATTAGGCGCAACAGTAGTTCTGCGAAGTCCTGTTTTTTGGTCTACGGGCAGTTCTCCAACAGTTTTGGCTTCAGCTTCGCCGGGTGGAAGCGTTTGCGTAGCAGCTTCTTCAGCAGTTACCTGAGTTGTTTCTTCTGGAGATAGGATTACTGGAGAATCGTCTTGAGGAAGTTCAGCCATTATTGGTTCCTTTTCCTTCTTTGTTCGCGGAGCAGTCTATTTTCATTAGCGTCTGCAGGAATAAGTCCGTCAGGAGTTTCAACATACCATCCTAAAGGTGGATTGCCGGGTCTTCCTGCGCTAAACACCATATTCTTAGTACCTTGTCCTTCAACGGTAAGGGTATCTGTTATTGTTGGTTTGAACCCTTCGGGAACCGGAACAACTTGCGGACTTTTTAGAACATCAGCATCAACGTCCGCTGGGGCACCTTCCTTCTTGATTTCAGGAAGCGGTGGAACAATACCACGGGCAGACAACGCCCTTTGATTTTTCATCGTTTCGCGAACCTTTTGAACACGAGTAAATGCAATAAGCATCTTGCGGTCCTGAATGTCAATATTGTCCTTGTTGACAAGTTCAGCAAGAGGCTGCATGTCAGCTCTTTTCTTAACCAAAACATTCAAGGTTTCTTGCAAACCAGCAAGCTGTCTGGTTTTCGAACTGCCAAGGAAACCAGCATCACCCAAAAGTTTGAGAGCGTTGTCAAAGTCTTGGTTCGACAAGCGGCCTGATGGGTCGGCAGCACGGGCAAGCTTCATGGCTAGGTTGATGCGAAGCGTTTGTACCCTACCCAGAGTTCCCTCTAGGCTATAGCCATTTGCAAGAGCAATGCGACGCAGCGAATCCGCTGTGGTTGCCTCTCCCAAAGATATACCTTCTTTCAAATTAGTGGTGAAGCTTTCGGTGCCCTCTATCTTTTCAGTAAACCCGAATATTTGGTCGATTGTACCGCCTTCAGATATGAGACCGCTAATACCGGACTGGATTGACCGAACAATGCCGGAAGTCGTATCAAGTTCAGCTTCATACTGGAACAGACGCTCCATCAAATCCGCTGCATCTTTAGTGGCACTATAGGTGCTTGTGATTTCAGACGGCTTGTGGCCTTTGCTCGTAAGAAATTCTGAACCAGAAGGTTGGGCACTTTCGAGACCCATATCTGGTTCTTTTTCAATTTCCACATGTGGATACATTGCGCGAACCTGTGCGCCCACATTACCAATATAAAAGTTCTTTTCGTTTTCTCCGCCAACCCGTTCCAAAACTGTACCCATTCCAATTACATCGTTGATTGGAGTTGCGAAAGTTCGGTCTAGGCTTTCAGGGCGATAAGGTGCAAGGTATGAGGCGTTAATCATACTTTCAACCTGTGTCTGGGGGTTTTTAGACATGGTTCGCGAACTGACAAAGTTACTGTCGAGCAGCATGTGGCTTCCAGATTTGTAGCCCTGCTGAGTGGCAAAAGTGTTGACTAATTCTGCTTCAGCGTCATCTTTGAGGGGTTTTATGGTAATGGTAGATGTGTTTGGACTGTCGGGTATAGCTACAGCTATGCTGTTCTGGGGTACACCTCTACCTTCCGTTACTCTATCTAAAGCACTGTCCAGTATGATATCACGCGAAGATACATCCGTGCCTTGATTAAAGACACTAAACAGGTCATTAAAGTATGGAACATTGTTGAAGTTTGGAATTGCACCCTTTACAATTTTGGTTCCCGGACCTGCTTCTCTAGCACTACGAGTTTCGTGAACATACGCTGTGTAGTTTATGTGGGATGAGTTTAAATAGTTTGCCCATTCTCTGCCTGCACCTTGCGGGTCTGCTTTGATGGTATTTATAACTGTTGTTCTGTTTTGAGGTTTCGACAACCAGTTGTTCAGGTTATTCATTTCTAGGTCAGGACGACCTTTTTCAAAGGTAACCCCAGAATTGTTCCAAGGAAGAGTTACGCCGCCAACTACTTTTGTTTCTTTGGCATCTTGCATCATGCTGGTTAAATCGCCAAGACCGGTTACGTCCATGCCTGCTTTCTGTAACGCAGCGTTAGCTAAAGCTGGGTTTTTTGCAGAAATACCTGCTTTAAAAACATCTAACCACGCATCCCGTGTCTTCTGCTCTGCTTCTCTATCTAGCTTTTCTCGTTCGGCAATAGCTTTGTTTTCTGCAATTTTGCCTTCTATTTTTGCGTCAAAATAGCCCTGCGCTACGGGTACTAATTTTTGTAATACTTTACTCAACCCTTTCATTCTTCAGGCTCCTCTTCACGCTCAGACAAAAAACCACGCTCTTCTACTGGTTCCTGACCTGCACGAATAGCTGCATTGATTGTTTCTTGCATCGCCTCGAACATTCTAGGATTGTTTTCGTAAAGCATACGCAAGAATGTCTGGTCATCAATTTCATTTTCACGACCGGCATTGTCATTTTCGAACAGCCGGTATGGTATGCTATTTTCTTCAGCTAGGTCTGCAATATATAGCCCAAGAGGTGCTTTTATAAGCATTCCTACATCTGGGCTAAATATTCCGTCTCTAAATGAACGAAACACAAGCCCTTCTACAATAACTTCAATAGATACACCCACTAATAGAAGTTTAAACAGTTCTTGTTGTTTGCGCTCGTCATCTAGACGCTTTATCATATCATCTAAGGCTTCATTAGGGTCTGCAAACTTAGGTGGTTGACCCCAAGGCCATTGGGTATTATCTGACGTTAAAGAATGTCCGGGCGGGGCAGCCGCGAACATGTCCCCATATCTTGGGCTAACAGATGACATTATGCTATATCCACTTCTTTAGATTCTGTTCGAACTGAGGCAGCGGGGGCTGCTGCTACACGAGATACAGTCGGAGATGGGGTTCCAAGAGTACGTCTGCCTTGCTGCACGGTTAAGTAGGTTCGCGCAATGTCGGCAGTTTGCGGATTTAAGTTTGTGCGGCTTGCAAGACGGTTCACGGCGTTACGAAAGGCTTGGTTGTTCTCTCCTACAAAACGAGGTGCAGCAGTCCGTGCTGCTGTAGTGGCACCCGGACCCTCTCCTATTTTAATAAGAAAGTCTTGAGGTTTTCTTTTCTCTTTTTCTTCGATGCCTGTGAGGTAGCTTGCCGCTAACTTGCCAGCCGGAGAACTAGAACTCAAAAAGCTGTCGCCATATCCAAATATATCGCTAATAACACCGGAGGTTCCGTAGTCTTCCCCCATCCCTTCATCAGTTCCGAACAACCAGTTTGCAACGTTTCCAATTCCGGTTTCAATACTTCCAAAAAAATTTGCAACACTATTAAAAAAATCCATACTTAATCACCTCTTATATAATTTCTAGCCATCTGCCGATGGTTTCAAGTAGCTTATCCTGCTGTTCTTGATTGTATAGTTTTTCAGCGTTGGCATATTGAAACGCAATACGGGCAAGGTCGTGTTGGCGAGTCAGTGCGCTTTCACTCTTTTGAAAGTTCCAAGCCGCATCATCGCGATACTCTTGCCACAGATTGTTCATGGCGGTCATAGTCATGTTGTACTGGTTTTGAACATTCATGCGGTTGGTTTCGTTTTGGATAGCCGTGTTCGCAGTGTTAATTTCCCTGCGCCAAACGACATTAGATTGGTCAACCGCGAACCGCATAGAGGCGTTGAACTTTTGACGAGAATCTTTTAGGTTCGCGTTAAACTGGCTCATTGCATTTGTTTCAGATGTATTGAACTGCCGCATAGCAGCAACACGGTTAGCGTTCGCAGTGTCTACCTGTGCGCCTAGTTCCGCAAAGAACTCTTCTACTTGTAGTTCGTTTTTGGCGTTGAACTGACGACGGGCGTTTTCTTCAGCGGCATCCTTGAACAGCCCTTGAACCAAAGCGTTGTAGGTCAAGGTGCTTGCTTTTTGTTCGTTGTCCAAGTTTTTCAAATCAACAGAAAGCAGGGATTGTGCGTTTGTAACGGCAGCCGTCATGCGGGCATTCAAATTAGCCTTGTCCATTGCCGCGAACGTAGCAGCGTTAGCAAGGGCAGTTTGCTGCTTGTTGTTCAGGTTCGCTAACTGGATGGTTGCGTACTTGTTCGCATCTTGCTGGGCAATTGCAACCCCAGATTCCATCAGGGCCTGTGTCATGGCGGCGGCTGCCATCGAACTCGAACCAAGACCACGAGCCTGCATAACGGAACCAATTTTGCGAACCGCTGGGGCAGCCCAAGCAGGCATTGGCGCACCACTTTGCAGAGATGCCATTAGCTGGCCTAACTGGTACTGTGTGGTAGCCCGTGGGTCTAGCTGGTCTGTTGCTGCAGTAGCAATAGCCCCTGCAGAGGGGCCAGCTTGTACACCTGTCATATCAACGTAAGGGCCTGTGGGGGTTAGGGTTGCCGCTTGCATGGGTCCCAAACCTTGAACCCCTGTTGTGACATCTTGAATACCAGAGATTTGTCCAACCCCCGGAGCAACGCCAGTGGGGGCTGTGGTGGTTAAACCAGAGGTACTGGCAGTGGCGGTTCCGGCAGTCGGGGCTGCACCCACAGTCTTACCGGAGGTATCCATTATAGTGTCTGGAGTTTCCGAAATAAGGGTCGGGGTTACCGTCGGCATGTTCGTGGCGTTGCCAGCGGCTGCTTCTTCCATTTCTGTTACTATGTCTACCATACCCTAGTCCCTTTGCAAAACCTTATCCAACTTATCCTCGACCCGATGCAAGGCTTCCATGACTTGTCGCATATCATTGCGAACATCTTCACGAGTTGCGTACTCTTCGCGTGTCTTGTTAACCAAAATACTCAAGCGTTTCTGTTCGCCGTTCTGTTCCTTTAGGAACCACGCCAGACCAGCCACGAACAGGCCGATGAGCATATCGATGAGGCTGGTCATTTCCATCGCTTACCAACCAGCAGGTACTTTTTGTACGATAGGTGGGTTAGCAAGGTTGTCAATCTGGGTGTCCAGATTTGCCTGTAAATCAGCTTCTGTTTTACCCAGTGAAGCAAGAACCTTTTCTTTGCACCAGTCTTTTGTGATGCTATTAAATGCTACAAAGTTATCTGGGTCTAGTTCAGGGGATGCTGTACCGTATGATGATGCGGACAGATAGTTACCCTCTGCATCTTGCTCACTGTCACTGACAGCAGTGATGCGCCAGTGAATTGTTTTGATTACGTCTGACAAGCCATCTTCAGAAGGGGCTGTGTCTAATGTTGGGAAGTCCCATGTATATGTGTTAGCCATTTGTTTCTCCTTAATTAGCAAGCCATCAAGACACACGGCACAAGATAGCTGCCATCGTCATAGGTATGCGAAACGTGCGTTGATGTGACCTTTGCAATGGTCTTGCTGCGAACAATATCATCGCCCTGCGGCTTGGCCGTGCCGTCACCAGCAGACATCAGCAAGTCGCCTCGTGTCACTGTCGTGCCTTGTGCAATTCGGATAACAAAATCACCTGTCATGGCGATTGTCATGTCATCATAGTTGTCATCGTCTTCATCCCAGCTATCCATGACGCCAGCGACATTGACATCACCTTCGACAGACGAAACAGCCATGCGGTTTAGCTGTTCGTTATCTTCAGCAACGACTGTGCCGGTAACATCACTATCTTCAAACTGTACAGTGACGGTCTGACCAACGTCTGCATCGCCGCCGTATCCAGTTTTTTTCGGTATAATTCTCTGATTGCCTTCATCGTCAGTAATGACATAATCAAAGCTAACTTGTTTCCACTCGCACATTTCGTTGAGGTTGGTCATCACTGTGCCACGAACAATGCTCGTATCTTTTGAGCCATCGCTAGTTTGCGACCAGCGGGATAGGTGACCACCGACAAGACTGACTGTTGAGCCGCTGACGTTTATATTGCCTTCTGCCGTCCCGTCTTGATAAAAAGTAACAATAGCCCCATCGTTTCCCGTTCTGTTGAACGCAGCCGGGTCGCCGTTGTATCTTGCGGCGGAAAATAGTCCTAGATTAAAGGCATTGAGAACGGTGGCTGGGTCGTCACCTGAATTATTGTATGGACTTGCATCTGCATCGCCGCTGACAGTGACAGCACCGCTAGACAAAATCCGCATACGTTCTGTGTTGTTAGTGCCAAATATCAGCGGATTGTTAGACACATTTTTAAGAGTGCTTCCACCGCTAGACGCAAGAAGCTGAACAGTGTCTGTGTTTACTAGCTGTAAAACACCAGTGCCCCGAACATCAAGTTGAACACCTCCGCTTGGCGAACCCGTACCAATGCCAACGTTGCCGCTTCCCTGCACAGCAAGCAAAGCATTACTACCGTTATAATCTTGCACAACAAGCGCATTTTGTGACGATGTAGAACCACCACGAATGGTCAAACCCTCGCCTGTTGCGCTGGTGTTATAAATTATTGCTCCGTAGGCTCCTGAAGACGATGTTGATACTTGAAGTTTTGCATTTGGTGAACTCGTCCCAATGCCCACGTTACCGCCGCTGCCGATGCGGAGGCGTTCTGCGTCGTTCGTATAAAAAATAAGGCTATTAACCGTAGCACCTACTCTTGGGGCTGTCGATGTGCCGCTACCGGCAAGCTGGATAAAGCCTTCTGTGGCAGATGAGCTAAACCGCCCTACCAAATTAGATGCGCTATCAACGTGCAAAGTTCTGATAGGACTGCTAGTACCAATGCCCACGTTGCCGCTGCTGTCGATGCGCATACGTTCTGAGCCGTTGGTATATGTAGCAATAAAACCATTTTCACGATTAATTATATAATCATCTGCACCTATTTGAATAATTTCAAAACCATTGCCGGTTCCAGCACCGCTTGTACTGTCAGTGAGCCTTAAATTAGCACCACTTGTTCCTGTATCGTGAATTTGTAAAACATTTCCATAGCTAGTAGCTGGCGAACTCGTCCCAATGCCCACATTGCCGCTGCTGTCGATGCGCATTGCTTCTGTACCATTAACATCAAATTCATAGTTATAACCACTACCAATATTAAAACCTAAAGAGGTAGGTGAAGCTAATTGAACTGCACCTGCACCCAATGGTTCTACATTAAAAGTACCTGCACTTGTTTTAACTGATAAAGTTGAACTAGGTGAACTCGTCCCAATGCCTACGTTGGCATCTAAAACAATGTCGCCAGTGCCATTTGGGTCGATGGTGAGGTTACCGTTCGTGTCGGTGCTTGAGATGGTGTTGCCATTGATGTTAATGTTGTCAACGTCTAGGTCACCAACTACGTTAGCAGAGCCTGTGATTGTGAGTGTGGCAGTATCAATGGTTACAGCGGTAGAGGCATCAATGTCAACTGTGGGGGCTACAACTTCCAGTTCAACGTCTGCGTCAATATCGAGTTGACCGTCTACGCTAGAGTTGATAAACAGGGCTGTGTCCCGGAATTGTACTTTCTTGTCGGTTGCAACCAAAATATCTTCGCCCAAACCGTCAATATAGGCGGTTCCATCAAGATACATATCCTTGAACTGCAGGGAAGCGGTTCCAATATCCAACGTGTTCGTGGTCTTCGGCTTGATTTCTGTGGCACTTGCAATGAAATCTTGAACCGGACCAAGCACGGTAATCGGCGCACCTTCTGCTGCCGTGCCATCGTGGGTGTGGCCCGTTGACTCGTTAAACGCAGCTTCAATAGCGTCATACTCAGAATCTATATCTGACGCATTGATTATGTTCCCGTCTGCAATATTATTCAGCGTATCCGCTCTAGTATACCCGGTTCCCATTACATGTACTCCTGTAGCAATTTATTCTGCTTTTTAAGGTTGACCTCTGCCGGTATAACCTGTAGGTTTGTGTGTATATGCAGACCGCATACATTAGCACCCGCTAAAGGTATTATATGGTCTACATGCAAATTCAAATTAAATGTTGTATTTAGCCAGTTACAATGGTCGTATATGTATTTTATTCTACTTAAATTAGCCCACGCAGGAGTAGCTTTTTTCTTTCGTGCTCTTCTAATAGCAGTGTGATAATTTACAAGACCTCTATTATTACTTTTCCAAAGTCTTCTAGCTAAATCGTGTTTCTCTTTATTCCTGTTAGACCAGCTTCTATTAGCAAGCAATACCCGGTCTTTGTTTTGTATATATCTAGTTCTGCCTATTTTTGATGAACATACCTTGCATTTAGATTGTACACCTGTTTTATTTCGCGAACATTTATGGAATCCATCAAGAGATTTTACTGTGTCGCATTTTCTACAAAGTTTACCGTCTTCCATAAGTACCATATTCGAGCGTAACTGCGTCCAAAGAGTGTGGTGGGTTCGTTGAATTCGCACGGAACTGGAGCGAAACAACATACCCAGAGCCTACCATCTGGCTCTCAAATAATCGTTGAATTGTACCACCATAACTACCTGTTCCATAAATAGCGGTTCCATAAAATGCCGGGACGTTTGCCCCTGAAGTGTTGTCGAACACGACGGGGGTAGGTTGGATAATTCCCAACTCGTCAAAATCAAACAGCAGGTTTACTTCACTGAAGAAACTGCCATCTGGGTCCGTGTACAAAAACATCTTGTAGATGGTCTTGCGAATCCGGGGGTCGTTGATTGGGATGTACGGGGTAGCAAAGGTCGAATAAATCTGCGCCCCATCCAAGCTGTTTCCCGACTCCATCTGGTAAACGTATCCGGTTGTGTTCGCGAACACGATGGTTTCAATTCCTTCGTAGAGATTGCTACTGGCAACGTATGCCTTGAATCCCCGCAACTCTGCCCAGTTGATTCCCTGCTCCACCTGCGAACCGATGATACCCTGTGATGCGTCTGCCGAAAAGTTCGTGTTGTACCCAAGCAGCCTGTACTGGCTCTTAGGGCGAATCACCACACTGCTAAATGAGGTGTTGCGGTTCACGAAGTCGGTTACGTCATCTTGTATCGGCTTTGATGCAACAGCAAGGTTGAAGTCCCCCACCCTGTCGGTTGCAGACAAGCTTCGTATTCCATCTGGTCCCAAGTAAAGTACGTCCCCGCCAATCTCTTGAATTGTGTCAGTTTCTGTACAACCGGTGTCCAGAGTGATAGGCTGAAGCTGGAAATCCCCAATCGTATTGCCTACCAATCGCTTGATAGACCTCTCACTAAATATTATAAGCTGTTCTCTAAAAATAATCAAGCCCGTAATTGCACTTCCGACATTTATTGTTCCTGCGCCACTTGCTGCAGAGAAATCATCGTAGGTGTAGGGGGCTGTAAACAGCAGGTTCGAACCCTTTGCAAAGAAAAGCTGGTTCTTGAAGTTTGCTACGTGGCCTGCGCCGTTACCGTCCGTAGGAATACCGTCGAGGGCGGTAAAGAACGTTCCGTCGTACACAAATGGTACGTTGGCCCCATCAACCCCTACCATGTAGTCGGTTCCGCTGTAGTTGAAGTTCACGAACCGGTGTTTGTCCATGCCGGTACGGTCTACAGAAAGGAACGTCAGGGCTGCGTTGTCTGCGGGGCTACTGTTCAGGGCAGGGTCGATAGCAAAGGTTGCAGAGCCGCTGGTAACTGTTGGGGTAGCTGTCAAGGTGTAGATTAGGTCTACGCCTGCAATCGTAAAGGTGTCGCCAACCTGTGGTGTTCCTGTGATGCCATCCACAACCAAGCTAGTTCCGGTTTGCGAACCACCGTCTACCAAGACAGTACCATAGTTTGGCGTGTTTATTTTTGTCCAACCGGAACCCGTCGATTTAAACAGGTCTGAACCCCGTGCTGCAATCACTGCGCTTTCGAAGGTGTGTACCCCTTGAATGATTCCAGAGCCAGATACAAAGGTTAGGGCATCTTGGTCAGAGGGGTTTACGACCATCGTTTGGTCTAGGGTCAAGGTAGCCCGTTTGTTCACGGAACTAAAAGAGACACCGCCAGATGCAATCGTGTAGCGGAACGACAGAACAGCATCATCTGCGGGTGCTACTGTAATTGCCGGAGTGATGGTCAGGGTGGATGCCGTACCTACGAGAGCGGTTGCGGCACTCACTGTGTAAACTGTGGTATCCCCAGCGATAGTAAATGTGTCGTTTGCAGATGGGGCAACATCCAAGCCATCTACGTTTAGGCTCGTTCCTGTTTGTGCTGCGCCGTCTACAGCCCCGCCAGCAAGAGAAAACACGTCGGTTGCGGCAGGTGCAGTGTAGATGTTGCCGACAATCAGGGTTGTGCCGCTCTGTCCGTTACCGTGAACCAGTGGCGCACCATACGGGGGAACGATGTCCGGGTCGTACTTATCGTAGCCTTGAATCGAACGATAACCACCCTCGATAGATGGTTCGTAATTACGAAGGATACGAGCCGACCCCGGAGCATTGATACCATGCTGCAACGGGGACATGTTCGTGATGAGGCCACCTTTAAATTCGATGGCGTATGTTTGCCAACGGTCAGGCATGGGCTTACGATGCCCTCATGTAGATGTTTTCATTGACCGTTACTGTTCTCATCTGTTTAATACCCTCGTCGAACTTGCGTTGTGAAACCGATGCCATCTCTAGATTGTCACGGAACATGTAGGCATAGTACATAGCCCCATCGATGATTACATGACGAAACCGCTCTGGAATTGTCGGGACATCCGTATTAAGGATGAGGTCAACAGGGTCCATGAAATACTCAAAGTCTACCTGATAGGCTTTGTCTGGCATGGGAACCACGCCCCACTCACCGTTTTGGGTACGGAACACACGCTCTGGAACTGCACCTAGAGCCGTGTTGGTTTCGTCCTCTTGGTCGATGAACCGGTCTATATATTCATCGTAACTAATCTGAGTTAGGTGTTCGGCTCTGCCTAATCCCAACGCTGCATCTCTGCGAACACGAAACGTATCAAAATCAACGTACTTTGCCTGAGACGGAATAGGGTATCTGGTAACCCCTGCAGTTAAAGTTTGCTGGTATGTGTTGTGATTGAAAGGCCAGCCAAAGTGCGCCTGATTGATGTGACGAATAGAGGAGTTCACAGCCTCTTTGATTGCGCTGTAAAACCCCGTAGCTGACGCAAAGTTCGCAGAGGTTAGCTGCGTCTCATTTAGGCGTTTGGCAACATCGTTGGTTAAACTGAGATAATCATAGGCCATAGTTACCGGGTCCTTACTTTGAGGTTAACGGAGCGAATAGCTGTGCTGCCTGTGGTGTCTGTCATCGTACAATAAAACGTGTAGTTTCGGGTGTTTACTCCGCTGCCGATATTGATGGTGGCAACCGTGTTGGTCTGTGTTTGGGACACATTCTGGATGCTGTCCGTGGTTGCCCCGCCTGATGCGGTAGTCAGGTCCTGACCCGAAGCCAAAACTGTACGGGTAGAGTATGCGTCGGTCTCGACAGACCAGACGACTGTGGAGATGGTTGCAGCACCAAGAAACCGCGACCAGTCCATGCTATAGTCGAGCGTCTCTCCGGGGTCTTTGAAGGGCCATTTGTATGACATAAATTACTCCACGTAAACTGTTCTTGTAAAGCTGTTGCCGATACTTTCTACCGCAACAACCCGTGTTTCTTGGGGAACGTTGATTGTTCGTTCGTAAGTTGTAAGTGGCATTTTTAAGCTGCCCTGTCTATCACTGAGGTACGCCGTCTATCATATAGTTCGCGAACCGCGTTAAAATCGAATTGTACTCCGGTATAAGTTCCGGTTCCGACAGTAAAGGTTCCTTGTACACCCGAAATTCCAGCGGTGGTGTGAAGCGTTAAACTTCCAACGGCACCTGTGGCTGCTACCCCTGTCGCTATTCTTTCGGTTGGTTGGTCTTCTACACCACCGCAAGTTACTGTTCCTTGAACACCTGTTAGCGTGAGAGTGTTACTATGCTCAAGTGTTCCTATCGAACCTGTTGCAGTTACACTACCAAGTATTTCTGTAATGTTAACCTGAACTGTGTTAACTGTGCCTGTTGCACTCACACTGCCCAAAGCTTCAGTCGGCTTTTCTTCTACAGTGTTCACAAAGCCAGTGGCTTGTACTCCTGTTATTGGAGTATTGATGTTTTCTTTTACGGTGTTAACTGTACCTGTTGCTGACACGCCTACAACAGATACTTTAATAAATATGTTTACGGTCCCTATCGAACCTGTAGCACTAACACCTGTAGAAATACGTTCTGTAACATCTACTTCAAACCCGCCTGCAACGAGAGGGGCTATCGCACCAGTCGCAGAAACTCCAGCTATGCTTGCTGTAATATCTACTTCGCCGTATCGGGATGTGCCATATATGCCTACCCCGTACCGCGCTGACTGTGCTATGATAGCCATAGCCGTCTACCTACGCAATGCGAATTACGGCGTTGCTTGCATCCGCAGCAGGGAATTCAATAGTCAAGTCACCGGCAGTTGCGCTAACAGTTCCGCCGAAGTCAATAACAGCAATGGCTGCATTACTAGCCGCTGTGTTGTAGATGATACAACCGTCTGCAGATACGGTAACGTCTGCAAACACTTCGTCTGTAAAGTCGACGATTGCGGTAGAGCCGTCCAGAGAAATAGTTGCACCGTCAAGAACCTGACCGCCCGTTGTGTAGTTGGTTCCGCTGGCTTCGTCGCTGTTGCCGGTTACATCTGAATAGTTGGTTGTGCTGGCGTTGTAGGTGCCAGTGGGGGATGCTTTAATTAGAGCAAGTTTCAAGGAATCGGTATCCAAATCATGGACACCACCAAGAACCTCTTGCTTGAAGCTATTACACATTGCAGTTGTAATTGCCATGATTTGTGTCTCCTAAAGTGAGGTTTCGAAATATTCTTCTAACGAGATTGAAATATTCACTGCGCTATTTGCGCTGGCTAATCCGCGAATCTTGTCGCCGGGATTCAGGAACAAGGGGTAGTCGGTGATTTGAAGCAGGGAGTTCGCGGGAAGTTCCACTGTTTCAGCAAGGGTGTGGTACGTTGTTGTTGATGCCTCATACCAGTCCAAACTAAACGTAACTAACGAACTAGAGGCATTGTTGATATAGATGCTGTTTACGTCGCTGGTAAATCTTGCAGGGACTGTATACACATCTTGGTTTGCCGTTGTGAGTTCGAGGGCAAGAGTGCGTCTTTTACGTTCTGCCATCCTTACACCCCGTTAGTCAAATCATAAAAAATAAGTGCGCCAATAGCTGAACCTGAAGGTGTACCTGTTACGGCAGTACGAATACCAACCGTCATAATATCGCTTGTGCCACCTATTGTTCTGCCAAGCTGCAAACTAAACTTGTAACCTGTTGGTGCGTCAACGCCACTACCAGCCTGTACAGTATTCGTAATATAGTCTAGTTGTACAACTTCACCACCTGTCATTGCGGTAGCACTTACATCATAATCCACATTGGTAAATGTGCTGGTATCCCAAGATGGGCTTGTTAATGTGGCATTACGAACAAGTGTTATAATGTAATCTTGTCCAGTAGTAGGCAAGACTTTAACAATTTGTGGAAGTACAACAGCATCAAGAGAACTACTATTCAAACGGACGGATACTAAAGGTAAGGTTGTTAGACCGATACTTGAAAGCGTAGTAGTTCGTTGTGCAGCCAATTCGTTTACATCTTGTTGATAGCCGCCTTCGCTGATGACTGTACTACAAATTTGTTTCATTGTAGCGGCAGAACCGATAGTATCTGTTGCGGTAATCTCGTAACGTATCGGCAAAATAGCTGTTTTCATATACACTGAAGTCAGGCTATTAGCGTTGTGAAATTTGTGGCAGATTACGTTCTTACCATCAATTACAAAACCTACACGAACTGTGCCTACACCAAGCCACTCATAGTCAATTAAAAGAATCTGTGTTTTTGTTTCATCTAGTGTGTATCCGCTAGGACCAGTACCATCCAGTTTATCGACATTCCAGTTAGCCTGTATCACATACCGTGCGTCACTTGCACTGCCGCTTGTTGATGTACGAATTACAAAGCGTAAATCGGTTTCATTCTGTTCAAAGTACACACCATCATCAGAACCAAAGTAACCTACACGTTGGCGTAGATTAGCCTGTGATTCAGACATTGCAAAGGTAGCAAGGGTGAGCAGTGATTTTCCCGGCTGGTATGGAAATACACGTTTTGTTTGCCGTATAACTTCACCAACAGCAGTACCTACCGTCATAGAGTTACTACTTTCGTTAGGTAAATGGGCAAATGCTCCACTGCCTGTTGAACTGGTATCAAACTGTGGGTCAGCCTGAAAACGATTCTGGCTATCAAACAGAGTATAGGGTTGACTTATACGCAGTCTGCCAAACGCATCAACTGTGTGGTCAGCAAATGCAACATCATTACCAGTAGTACCAAATATTACCTTACTTGGATATGAGGTGATGGACATCTATTTTACTTTTCTATGAGGACGTACTTTTTTAGCGATTTTCTTGGGTTGTTTGGAGACTTGCTTACCAGCCTTAGTTGCTCTTCTTTTAGCAGCAGTGGTTTTTGCGTACTCTTTCTTCGATAACGCCTTGATTGCTTTTTCCGGTAGATAACGTTCTCCGGTTGCTTTGGGTCCTTGTGTGGATGGCTTTCCACTCTTGGTTCTCCACTTTTGCTCTGTCCAAGCCTTCAAACTACGTTGCGGTTTGCGAAGTGCCATTACTTGTTCCAGTCAAGGACTTTGCGGTGTAACTTCCAAAACCAGTTCCCGATGCAAGTAAAGGGCTTGCCAGCGTATAGCAAACCCCATGCAAGGTACTTAATCGAACATGCCTTTACGGCGTTGACCGAAGGTAAACTCGTAATCATCTTCGAGGTCATCCATTGCATCGAGCTTTTGATTTGCGTCAGCCCATTCTCCCAGAGCAGCGTCAAGCCGTTCGAGATTGTCTGTACAATGTTTAAAAGTGTATTCCGCATTCTTTTTCTGTGCCTCGTATTTATGTCTTAGGGCTTCTATAGCTAACTGACGCATGGGTTCTCCTCTTGACTTATTATAGAAGATAAACCTGTCTGTGTCAAATGTTTTGTATTATTAGCCACAATATCGGTAAAGTTAAACTTACAAAAAGAACGATAATTCCAATAATGAACAGATTGTAGATTAACTCATCGCGTTTCTGGGCTGCTAAGAGTTCCGCCTCTTTTTGTTTTTTTCGTAAATCCGCCTGTATTCGGATGATGTCTTGCCACGCATTTACACCGTATTGACCAACAATAAAGTTGCGAAGGTCGTTTTCCATTTGTTCGGCCTTTTTCTTGGCTGCGAACGTCTCTAGGGCTTCTTCCTCTACGGAACCAAATCTGCGCCCTTTAGCTTTACTGTGGCTGGTCTTCACGGCGTTGATGGCGTTCATCCAGCGACCCAAATCGCCTGCCATCGACTCAACTTCTTTGCCTACCTCGAATCCCTTTTTGATTGTATTGTAGGCTGTCGTCGCAATCGTAAGAGCGGTAATTGGGTCCATAGCTTCCTCATTTTGGTGTTGGTTTGCATACCGCTACTATTTTTATACGTCTATTGTCTCCTATGGGAACCGGTCGCTGGTCAGACAACCGGTCTGCAAAGTACAAGCATCTGTCAATATCCGCGAACCGCTGGGTTTGGTCGATAAGAGTTGCGCCCATGTAGACAGTAAGGACGAACTCAATCATTGGTCCTGCAACAACAACAGTTCTAGTCTTTGGATAGCCATCTTCATGTCTTGGATAGCGTCCTTGTCTGCGTGACTAACTTGCATATTGCTAACAGTGATAGTTAAGTCGTGGGTTGTTTTCAGGTTCCAACCAGCAAGGCCAATCATAATAGCCATCAAACCCGTAATGATTTGCTTTTCCATCAGTCGCGATACCCGCCACCAGCCTTCTTATAAGCTGCGGCTAACATCTGTGCTTTACGGGCTGACCACTGACCGGGTTTGCCACCCTTGCCACCGGCCTTAATCTGTTCGAAAAGTCGCTTTCTCAGGGTTGGCTTAGTGTAGTTGCCAGCTTCATTAACTCGACTCTTGCTCTGCGTTTTAGGCTTCGACGGTTTGCTAGTTTTTGCAACTTTCCCGCCTTTCTTGAGTTCTTGCTTTTTCTCCACGCCGCTAAGTTTTCCGGCGTTGGCTGTTGCGTAGAAGACTTGTTCACCCCGTTTACCCCCATAGGTTCGTTTCATGCTCGACATGATTTTTTTACCTTTAGTTGTTAGGGGCATCAGAATTCCCCAGCCTTCATAGCGTCTGAAAGTTTAACGGCCCGCGAACCAACTTGTCTGGCCCACTTCGAATCCATCATCTCCATCGCGGCAATATCAAACCGACCTTCATGGATAGCGTTCCACATCTTGAGGAACTTGCACAAGCGAGGGACACCCATATTAAAAGCCATATCCATGAGGATTAATTGGCGAACAGAGTCGAGATTTTCTACGCACGGATGAACCCGACAGAGTTCGTTTTCTACGATGCGGATATCGTTGAGGGCAAGATACCGTGCATCAGCTTCGGTAATACCGTGGTCGTAGACAATACCCATGTTGGGGATGTCCATGTACTCCAGTTCTTCTTTGGTGATTCCCCGGTCTTTGAGATTGCGACCAATACCTATAGTATCGATGCCCAAGCTGTCTTCGTAAACAGTCAGGACCATACCTTCGTGTTCAATTAATTTATCTAGAAAATGTGATGTGTTGTATTTCATTTGCTAGACCGTGTTTCAGTAATACGGTGATTAGACGTTCCGGGGTGTTTGCCTTCGTGATTCATCCACACGGCGAAAGCCCCTGTCATTGCGCCAGTTACCACAGATACTAAACCAGCCTGTGCTGCACTGGGCTCTGGTAAGGACATGAACCACTCGACTACACGCCAACTCATAAGCGTCATTACGAGCATCATAAATCGTGGTAGGATTTTCCATTCTAGTATTGCCGTTGCACTCATCCGAAATACGCCTTTGGTTTGTTCCGTTTGTTTGTGTTCTTTTTGTGAACACCCGGTCTACGCTTGGGGCGAGGTTTTAGCAGCTTTGCTGTTGCAAACATCTTTGCCATTATTTTTTACCGAAGAATTTAGTTGCCGAACGAACTCCAAAAGAAGCCGCAACGATAACTCCAAGTGAGTATTGATACCATTCAGGCATTTCGTTGAGTCGTGCGAAGCCATTTGCTACTACCTCTTCCATTCCGGGAACGAAAGCTAAAATCAGGGGGATACTAAATAAGATAGTGAGCCACTCGTCTTTCCACGAGGACTGACTACCTTTAGCCATCTCCAAATCCCAATCAATCTCTCCAGTAGCTTTCTTTTGCATGACAACAGCTTCGGCTTGTGCTTTAGCTACCTTTGTTGCAGACTGGGCTTTCTTTTCTTCTACTTTGCCACTCAACCAAGTGCTGGCTAAGTCGGCTACGGGTCCAATTAATAAGTTTAGCATGTTACCACTTTACCTTATCTGCCCAATATGCTGCGGATAACTTACCACGCTTTATGTTCGCAGCGTGACGGGCTTTGAAACTTGCACGTTTCTTTTTCATCCGTTCGGACTCACCGGCTTTGGGTTTACCGGCAGTCTTGGCACCCTGTTCGCCAAATCTAATTAGCTTAATAGTGTCGCCTTCTTTGGCAAGAACCACGTGACTTTTAGTAGGATGTTTTGGGGTTCGCTTTGGTTTATTATATCCTGCGAACGTTTCTCCACGATATTCGATGGTCATAGGGTTTACCCCCGGCAAAGGTTATTGCTTATATCATAAAACAAAAAAAATGTCAAGGGGGCAAGTTGCCCCGCCCCCAAGACTTTTTAGTTAGGCAAATGCGGCGGCTGCTGGGTCAACAGGACCAGCAGGAACCATCACAGCAAATACCCGAATCTTACCGTCCATGTCGGCGGTAACACCCAGAAGGTCCAGTGTGTCGGCTGCAGAGTAGTATTTAGCTGCAGAACCGGTCTCCTGACCTGTTGAGTTTTGAGCAATGTCAGTTACCCATGTGTCAGCAGCGTCGGCATCACCCATGTCGATGGTGCCAGCGTTGCTTCCTGCAGTGATAACTTCGATACCCGCACACAAAACAATCGTGTTCGCAGGAACCTTGATTACATCAATGGTATCTGCAGCAGCGAGGTTTGTGGTTGAGAAATCGAGGATTGCTTGAGCGAGGTATGCCTTTGAGCCAGCAGGGACTGCAACGGCATTATCGGTAATTGCGTAAGCTGTCATTAGTCAATCCCCCCTTAAACAATCGTATCTACAACACCGCGAACAAGTGCTTCTGGGCGAAGGACTTTACGTCCAAACACATGAAGACCACGAACGATGTCGGAGAAGGTTTCAGTTGACCGAACAACTTCGGTTTTTGCAATGTGAGATGCAGTTGCAACGGCTGACATGTGACCAGCCAAAACAATTGCTTCACCTGCAGCAGCAGTAACACCACTGATGCTAACTGCGTCAGTTCCGCCAGTAGTCAAGGCAGTTGACTTGTAGCAACGGAAGCCAGCAATGTTGCCCTGCATAACAAGACCGTTACGCAGAGGTGAAGTGCCGTCGCCAGTTACCTGTACTTCTGCAAACTTTGCACCGGCTGCGAACAGCTTGGCATAGAAAGCAGGAGGAGCCACGAACCAACGATTCTCTTCAGGAACAGACTGCTCGTCGAGTTCCTTTGCCATTTCCAGCATCAGGTTAACAGCGTTATCCTGAGATGTGTGGATGGCAATTGGAGAAGCTGCTGTACCCAGTGCAGTGTTGGTGTTCAACAGACCACCAGCAAGTGATGCGTCGTCAGCACCGGCAAGACCAGCACCGTTAGCAATTGCTTGCAGAACGTTGAAGTCGTACTTGCGCTTCAAAGAGTATGCACCTGATGAGGTAGCAAGGGCTTCGAAGTTAACGTGTGACTGACGCTCTTCGATGTCGTCAATCTTGAACGCAAATGCGTTTGCTTGGTCGACAACCATTGTTGTTTGGTCGTCGGCAAGGTCTTGTGGAGAAACCACTGAGCCACGTGAGTATGCACTGACTGTGATTGTTGGTTCCTTGATGATACGTACTGTATCGCCAAAGTTCTCAATTTCCCCCGCGTAATCGGTATTTGTAATGTCTTCAGCAACCGAAGCGCGACGGAAAAACTTGAGGACTTTTTGGCTAAAGATTTCCGGTGTAAAGTTACCGGAAGGCAGGTTATTGTAACCTGATGCCGAATTAAAAGCCATTTGCTTTTCCTTCCATTTTGAGGTTTATTTTAAGAGTTGAAGTCGATTCGCCCTTCAGACCGTGCCGCGTCCAATTCGCTTTCTAGCTTTTCGAACTCGTGCGGTTTCATTCGGGCGATTTGCGAAGCTTTCCAAATCTTTTTACCATCTGTAGTTTCAGCCTTGATTTCCCGTGCTGGGGTTTTTGTTACGGCTTCTGCTGCAGATGCAGACTTGGTTTTCTTCTTTGTAGTCAATAAGCCTGTATCGGCTTTGTAGAGGTCTATGACCCGTGCTGCCCATTTTACGTCGGTACTGTTTTTGTAGATACCTTCCGCAATTGAAGCTGGTTGCTCCTCTAGCCATGAAAGGAACTGCTGGTCCGTTTTGATTTCATTAAAGTCTGGGTGCAATCTGAGAAGCTGCTCGTAGGCGTTTTTCTTCTCTAAGGCTTGTTCCCGTTCTTTAATCGAACCTAGTTCTTCACGTAGTTTTGCAACCTGTGTTTCGGTCTGCATGCTTGAAACTGTCTGAACAACTTCGAAGACATCTGGGTAGCGTTCCTTGAACTCTTCCAGTTCTTCCATTGTTCGCGGTGGAGTTACGCCTCGTGGCATTTCCGCCGCATGTTTGGTCATTGTCTGACGAAGGGATTCGATTTCACTTTTGAACTCGTTTACCTTTTCATCGTAATGACGTTTCAAGTCGTCATACCGTTTTTTGTAATCGTGGTCCTCTGAAGCTTCTTTTTTTTGTTCCACGAAACTATTGCCCGCTCCATCTTGCTGAGTAGCCGCTTCTTTTTCTACGGGGTCAGCATCGTCTTGGGCTTCTACATCCGCCTCATCTTCTTCGTCTTTGTAGACTTCATCGCGGTACTTTCCACGATATAGGCTATCATTGTTGACGGTTCCAAAAGAGTCGTTTGCTTTGTTGGCACGGTGGCCTCTTGCTTTTGCCATTTTATTTACCTCACTTGCGGGGCCACATGGCTGTGGGTAGCCGCTCCGGTTGTGCTGGGGCCACGGGTTCGTGGGTAGCCAGCGAATTCTTTAGGCTAGGAAACCGCCTCGCGCTGCTTGGACGGGTCGTTGTCCATTTTGTGCAATGCGCTGTTCGGTTTTCCGAATGCCTCGTTTATTAATCTTTTCTAGGCGGTCTTCGCCAATAATATCTACTAGGTGCGGTGCAATCTTAACTTCACCACTCGACACCGCAATATCTATAAGGTTTGAATGCCGCTCAAAGTCGTCTGTAGACAGACCACGGCGAATCGCTTCCTTCTGGGCATCCATAATCATTTTACGGATATCCTGCTCTCCCGCGAACTCGACGGCAGCAGCATTTATAATATAGGTACCCTCTGGAACGCTGTCAGGGCGGTTGTCAGCGACTTTATCGCCTTCCGTGACCTGTGATGGCGGGCGGTCAATAAAACCGCTCTGTGAGGCTTGTACCCCTGCTGGCGGGGTTCCAAAGGCGTAGGCGTTTCTGTTTTGTGGTCTGCCGTGGGTAATTAGGCCGCCGCGAGCGTCGCCTTCAAGCCCTGAGAATCCGCCTCTATCAGAAAAACCGCCGCCACCGTGGCCCATGCCACCATCGCCTTTGTCGTCGTTATTATCTGATGCAGAAGGTGTAGCAGGTCCGGGACCAATTCCCGGTGGGGTTGATGGGCGACTTGGTTCTGATGGCGTATCAGGAGTAGAGGGTGTATCAGGTGTACTGGTGTCGTCATCATCGTAAGTTGTGTAACCAGTATAGCTTCCAGTCATAGAAGCAAAACCTGTAAAGTCTTCGGCCTTTTTTCCGGCTCCGGTTGTGCCGCCTTCTAAACCAGCCGCAGTCTGTCCAGATTCCGCAAACATAGTATCTTGAAGAGCCTTAGATAGTGTTTTACCGCCTGTACGAGCAACACCCAGCGCACTTCTAGCTCCTTGCAAAGATATGCCGTAAGCATCTGCTAAGTTCTGTGCATCTTGCATTGTTCCCATCATAGATGTGTTGCCATATTGGTCTACAAAGTTTCCATTTTCCGTGTAAAACCCTGTTGCAGCACCTGTAGTTACTCCGTCCGCATTTGTAGAATAGGCAATTGGAAGCCATCCGGCTTGTTTAAATGTTGTGCCAGATTCTTTACTCATATTAAAACTTGTTGGTGTGAACCCTTTAGAAATGGCATCGCGAGCTTTAACCTGTTCAAAGGATAACCCCATCATGTTACCGGTATAAGTCAGAGCATTCGGAGCGCGAGTAATACCGCCATTGCCTACTTGCATAGCAAACCCGCCTGTTGTTCCTGCGGCAATACCTGCTTTAATAGATGCCATATCTTTATATTGACGACTATGTACCATATCCGAAACTACACCTAAAGGTCCTGATGGTCGCCAACTTTCGTTGCCAAACGCATTAGTCACGGTGTCGCCCACCAATAAAGCTCCCGCAACAAGACCCATAGGGCTGCCTTTTGCTAAAACCCCTACCGTACCTGCAAAAGCTTTTTCTTTAGTGAACTCAAAATCTTCAGGCGAAAACATACTGCTCAAACGGTCTTTTTTGTTGTTCGCAGATAGATAATCGTCGTAAGTTTTATAGTTTGAGTTGTAACCAGACGGAAGGCCATAACTCACGTCATAGACAGGTTGACCTGATGTTATATCTACCATTTCAAGAACATTAGGCCCGCCGTCTTCCCGCCCGTCGGGGGCTTCTCCCGCAACCTCTACATCAATACCTGTAGTTTCTTCCCAGCCACCAAACTCAGGATACAAACCATATGCTTGCCGTCCGTATTGAACATTAGATGTTAAGTACTGCTCTTTAGTGAGAAGTTCTGGGTCGTATCTAGCCATTTTTTACAATTGCCTCGTGGTTAACCTTCAATTGAAGGAGGGTTTCCAGTAAAGCCGCTTTCCCCTGCAGTTGGCGCAGTTCCGACTCCGATTGTGCCGTTACCAGACCCCTGTAAGTCTGTTCCTTCAGGACTTGGAGATACGCCTCCAGCCCCTGCCATATCTGCGGCTGGGCCAGCAGCGGCCCCACCAGCTTCGCCTGTTCCTTGCTGTACATTTGCCATCATTCCTTTTAACATCTGTGCGTAGAGTTGTGCTTGGTTGGCATCGTTGACTAGGCTGTCTGGGTCGATATCTTGGGAGATAGCTAGTTCCCGCATCAAGTTAGGTATCTTGATGAACGGTGCCAGCATCGGGTTCGCAACGGTTTGCAACAGGGAAGTCAGGCGTTGTGTGCGAACCTCTTTTTGCATCACGGCTGCAACACCGCGAGGCTTGATTTCTAGGTCACCTTGGATATCTTCGGCATCTTTATTGAACTGCATGTTCCATTGGAAGTAGGCTTCGCCCAAGGGCTTCAAGAGCATGTCATCGATGTTTTTGATTACCGTCTTCATTGATAGACCGGCAGAACCCATCAACATAGAGAGACCAGCAGCGGTTCGTCCAGTTCCAGATACACCTGTTTGACCGTGCATAATTGATGGGATACCCGTCTCTTCATCAGCAAGCTGACGGCTAATCTGGTACATCTGCAGGTTTTCCCCCGCCGTGTTCGGAAACTTCAAGCCGTTAATGGCTGTTCCGGTAACACCAGATTGGCGACGGAAGATTTTGCCGGGGAAAATATCCATGTTTTGACCCGGAACCAAGCTGGCTTCATCCACGTCAAACACAAGGTTGCCAGCAAGAGCCAAGTTGTCGATAGCCATGCGAACATGTCCGTTCATCAACTTCTGAGCATCTTCCATGTTCTCTGCTACGCCAACACCCCAAAGCTGGTATGGGTTGACTTCGTAAGGGAACACTTGGAATGGAATGCGGGCTGGTGTGAACGGGTTCAAGACACAGCGGATAACCATGTTGCCACAAACCCAGACATTAACTTGCAGTTCGTCGAACTCTGACATCTCGTCAGCTTCAGGAAGACCTGCTTCGTGGGCCATCTTGGAATCCAAGACACCCCAGTACTCTAGAACCTCGTAACGGTTACCCTGATAATAGGGTTCGGTTTCGTCTTCGCGAATAGTGTCTTCGTAATACTTGTCCTCGTAATTAGGACCTTTGGCAAGACACTCTTCAACAGCCTCTGAAATAAAATGAGGACGCTTTATGAGCGCACGAAGCTGTTGGCGGTTCATGCGGTGACGTTGAATAACATATTCACAGTCTTCGATGCTAGTAGCAGATGGGTCAGGGTGGAAATCCCACACAGATACCATTTCAATCCGTGGAACGGTCTTTTCTTCTGGGTTGTAAAAGCGTTCGCCGTTTTCGTCGCGTTCCCATTTGTGAACACGCTTATAGAAATTAAAGGGACCTTTTACGATACCCGTACCCAAAAGGGCTGATTCAAACACAGCGTTACGCATAACGTTGACTGCGTTCGTGTCGGTTAACTGGTCGTGAATAACTTTTTCCATCCGAAGGGCTGCTTCTTGGGCGGGGCTAATCTGGGGTTCGCCCATCCGTGCCGGACCCTCTGCCAAGGGAATACCTTCGTATTTTCTTTGAAGGCCACCTAGAAAGTCGCCACCCGGTTTTGCTTGCAATGCACCCGGAGCCAGTTCGCGACCATCTCCCGGAAACCCATAAGGGTCTTGGGATTGCATCTGGTCCAAGGGGGTTTCCATGTGAGCAAACTCCGCGATACCTTCTGGTACGGGAGTGGCTTCCACAACAAGGGGAAACTTCTTGTTTGCGAACAGGATGTCGATGATTTGACCAAACGCTGCAAGAACCTTTGTCTTGGTAATACGAACAAAGACCTTCGACCGTTCTGAATCACGGTATTGGGTCGTTGAATCGTAGATACCCCTGAAGTTCTTGTAGGCTTGAAGCCAACGCTGTTCGTGGGCGTATCGCCCGTTCTCAGCATCTTCGAACCGTGACTTTACATACGCAGCCAGCCCCGGCATTTGCTCTTCTGGGGCGTGAACCGAAATAGTAGTGTCGTCGGCTGGTTGGAGAAAGTTATCTTCTGACATCTGATTTTAGTAGTCGCGTTCTTCAGCCATTTTCATAACTGAGGGGTCCACTGCCGTTTTAGTCATCTTCTTTGGCATGTCCTCAGTAAGAACGCCTTGCTTTGCCATTGTGTTGAACTCAAGACCCTCACGATACAGCTTGGCTGCACCACCTTGGTCATCAACAGATGTTTTGTCGGAGTTCATAATGTAAGCGGCACCCATCTTATCCATGGTACTCTCCTTATCTAGATAAAAAGCCTTGTTCTTCAACAGGGGCGGCTTCAGGAACCCTGTCCGGTTCTGGGATAAATCCCGTATCTTCACGAGCAATTCTATCAGCTTGTTGCTGACGACGGGTTGCAGGAAGCCGCGTATCTGGCTCCGTATCCATACCTGCGTCTTCTATAGCAACTCTATTTGCAGCGTAAGTTTGTCCACGACGGCGTAGTTCGTCAATTCGCTTTTGTTCTTCTGTAGCTGCTACACCAAAACCACTAAAGGTGTCTGCTATGTCACTAAGAGCAAACGGGGTTAGCTCACTTGCTCCGCTGACCACACCCGCAGCTTCTTGTGCGACCGATGGAAGACCCAGTTCCTCTGCTTTGGCTTTACCGGCTTGATATCCAGAAGCAACTGTAGCTGCAACAAGTGCTTTCTTAGCACCCGGAATCTTTTCAACTGTTTCTATAGCCGTTCCGACAGCCTTAACAACAGGCTCTGCTCTTTTAACCAAACTATCATAGATACCATCCAAGTCATCTACAGTGAATCCATTATCTTGAAGGGCATTTTGTAGGGATGATGAGACTGCTTCTCCCGGCTCGAACGGTTCAGGAATCATTGGTTTAGGTGTAGCGGTGCGGCGTTCGCTTTGAAGTTTACTCAAATATTGTCTACGGCCTTCCGTAAGAATCTCTGTTTCGACAGCACGGGAAGAAGCCAAAGCAGATATTTCTTCTAATTCTCCGAGCGTAGGGTCTCGTCCTAAACCCTTGAACCCTGCAAAATTTATGTCTGGATTATTTCCCATAGGTTTTTTAGTAGGGGTTTCAAAAAGAACCTCTTGGGAGTATCCCGCACCTCGATTAACAAACATAGTGTTAACGTTATTTGCTTTAGTGTTAAACGCATCGGTTTGAACAAGTGCGTTTGTCATACCGCCGATACGTTCGTCAGGAACTGTTCCTATATAGTTATCGTCTAGTATATCTCCTGCTGCATCTACCCCTGCTCCCGCATGTCCCATCCACGCTTTTACAGCATCACGAGGAAATTTAAACTCTGCGACTAGCTGTCGTGCAAGTATTTTTCTAACAGTAGAATGGGAACCACCTTTTTTAGCAGGAAGTGCATTTTTCCAATCTTTTTCTAAAGCTGGACGAATTGCGGAGTCCCATAGTTTAGTGACTGCTGCAGGAGTAGTTTGAAAAAGATTTACTTTTGAAAGGTCAGCATCGGGAGGCAGGCTTTCTTTTGCACGTTCCACTTTATTTCTTAAAAACTCTGCAAACTCTCCAGTATAGGTTACTTCAGGCCGAGTTTTATTGCCTACTTTTTTAGAAGCTACTTCTACTACAGTATTATTATTCTCATCTGTAAAAAAGTTAAAATCTGAGATTTTTAAACCGTCAGCACCAATGTTGCTTTGTGCGCGTTGGCCTGTATACTTTTCATATAGTAAATAATCACGAGCTTCTGGGTCAATAATAGTAGGTCTATCTAATCCGCGCTTGGTATCTACTTCAGATGAACCGACAGGAAATAGAGCGTCGTTGTAAATTTTATCTAGAGCTTCGCTAGGAACAGTTGCTCTCATAGGGTCTGCATTACGAAGTTGTGTACCTGTAAGGCTAAATTCTGTAGAAGCTATTCCTTTTGCTTTATTGGAATCACTAAGACGTTTGTATCGTCTTGTATCCCCTATTAAACCGTCTAGTTCGGTTTCAAAAGAACCAAACTCTTTGTACCTGTGGACACCGCTAGTATTTGTAGTGTAGTCCATTGCTTCTGCAAATTTTCTTGTATTATATACTTCAAAATAAGGTGCATCTAAATCTACGCCCTCATCAGGCAAAGCTTTAAATAAGGGACCTATAGTGTCTTTTTTGCTTTTGCTTAAATTTTTAGATAGAACGGCTTCAAAGGCTTCACGAACTGTGATGCTGCCGTCTTTTATTTTAGCTTTGTAATCTATGTCTGCCACGGGTTTCTTTGATTCGCCTTTAAATTTAAGAGGACTAAGAGGGTCTTCATCTGTTAGACGATTAATATAAATGTCTTCGTCGTCTACATTAATCCACTTAGCAAGTTTTGGGTCTTGCTTAGATGTAGCTTTATACATATAGCCTGCTGTAGCTTCTTGGCTATATAGCCGTAAGATTTCTTCTTTCGAAACGCCTCTACTAGAAGGTCTTAACTCATCGCCTTGATAAATATCATAGACATCGCCACGCTTTCTTATTTCTTGAATATTACCCTTTGTTTGCTTGCCACCAGACCCTTTTTCATTTTTCATAAACCCAATAACAATAAAAGGTTTATCTAAGTCGGCTTCTGTTATGGGCTTACTAGCAAGACTATTTTCTTTTACAAACTTTATATCGTCGTTTGCCATAGGTTAATATCCAAAGGTAGCATCATAGGGCTTAAAGGTCTGGTCCTTTATCCCCTGAAGCGTTTTATGTATAGATTGATAACCAGATGTTCGCGTCATAACCATATATCGCAACGCATCGTAGGCATGGTCCTCTGCTCGCGTGTCTACATCTTCGCTGTTAGTTTTGGAGAGTGGAATGCCTGATAGCTGTGCAATGACATGCTTACAACTGGAAAAAATCCGCATACGGGGTTCGTTGGAGTAAGGGTCGTCAGCAAGCCGCCTGTGTAGTTCCATTTTTCCTTGAAGACGGTTGCGGTCTGAGGGAGTCCACCTAACCCCGGCCCTCATCATAGTTTCTGCGATTGATGGGCCGAATCCGGTTTTGTTCCAACAGGAAGAGTCTAGGACCGTATAGTGTGGTGTAGGGTCTAACTCTTCACATTCTAATATTTTATCAGCTAATTGTTCTGCTGTCAAGTGTTTTACGTATAATTCGCGATAAACCCAAATATTGTTATCCCAGTCAATAGCACCCCACAGAACACACGACGGCGACGAGTAGCCGTAGTCGGCGGCTCGTATGCGGGGCCAGTTCGTGGGAAGGTCAAAATGTTCGACCACATGTCGTGTCCTTGAAAATTCGGGGAAGGCGGCTCCCTCCGCAACATCCCAATCCCCTTCGAGAAGCCGTCTACGCTCGACTTCTGGGAGTGACCGAAGCATGGCCTCGTATTGACCATCTGCCATCAGGAAGGGGTTATCAGTCAGCCGTGCTGGAATAAACTTGCGGTAGAACAGAGGCTGACCCGCTTTTGGGTGGTTTTCAGGCCACACGAAAGTACGGCCCGTCTCTAGGTCCTTGGCCCCGAACGCCTTGTTGGGTTCGTGGGCATCAATGTACATTTTCTTAACCCACCAGCCGCCAACACCACCGGGGTTAGCTGTGCAGCGCATGGTTAGGCTACTTTGTAATTCAGGGTCTGTGGAGCGAAGACGAGAACGCAAGTAATCCCAGACGTAGCTTGTTGGGTATTGGGTTATTTCGTCGATACCAATCCAGTTGAACGCCTGTCCTTGGAAACGGGTAACATCCTTGTCCCTGTCGAGATACGTGAACCACATGGTTGCACCAGACGGGAACACCCACGTCGACTTTGACTCGCGGAACACTGCTCCGGGAAAAGCCTTGGGGTATAGTTGCTTCGATTTGTCGATGAGTTCGGTTAGTTCGTCGAGGGTACGTCTTAGAAGTAGCCCACGATGATTGGGATTATGGCAATAGCGTAGGGGGTCAGCAAGTAGAGCAAACGACTTGCCGCCACCAGCGGCTCCCCCATAGAGTACATCTTGTTCGGAAGCCGAAAGAAAGTCCTCTTGAGGTCCTTCATTGGGTTTGAAAATAACAGGGGTGTCATCAATTAAGTCCGTTACGGCTTTTGGTAGTATGTCTAAATCAGCCGCGTCTATAACACGGGTCTTGTTGCCGTTCACGGCGTTTTCGATATTTTTGGCAGCAGCCGTTAGGTCTTTGACCTTCTTGCGCTTGCGAGCAACACGGGTTTCTTCCCGCTGTTGTTGCTTCTTTGCATTCCGCAACTTCATTTGTACGGAACGTCGCGCACGTTCCCGGTCACTTATGTTGTAAGTGGTTTTGGATTCACCGGGTCTTTTCTTAGGTCTTCCGACCTTGCCTAAGTCTTCTGGGTTCGGGGGGACTAGGACACGTTTGCGTGGGGCCACGGGTTAATTTTCTTTTTCCGCACTAGATGCAGCCTTACGGCTTTTATATTGTTTTTCGATTCGTTCTTGAAGCTCTTTAAACTCTTTGCTACCTATGAGTTTTTTTATAGACTCAGGAACAATATAGTCTGGATTATTTCCAATTTTGTTCAGAAAATAATCATCGTCATATTTTTCTTCTGACATAGCTTTAATCCTTGTTGCCTATTGCTTGACGACCTCTGTGAGATTTTGCGTTTTGTTTAGGAGCCTTTTTAGTTTTTGATTTAAACTCAGGAGCAGGCATTTCAGGGTACTTTGGTGTATTTTTAGGAGGTGTTCCAAATTCAGGAACAGGCATCTTAGGATACTCTGGTGTATTTTTAGGAGGTGTTCCAAATTCAGGAACAGGCATTTTCGGGTAATTTGACATTGTGTTTAATCCTTGTTTCCCATTGCTTTGCGACCACGGCAAGATACCATTTTCCTTACACCGCCCTTGGGGGTGCCATACCGGTAGCCGCGAACCTTGCCGCCCTTGGCCTTTGATTGTCCGGCTATTGCCTTCGCCCTTGCATCGTTTATTTGGTCTTTAGTCAAACCAGATTCTATTTCTTTTATTCTAGCAAGTAAGGGTGCTACTGCATCTCTAAAAGAAGTTCCCTCTGGCGGTCCAGTTTCTCGCATACGGTTTACGTCAGCGAGTAACGTTTGATATTCAGTTAGGTTAGCCATCTGTACTTGTCTCCGCTGTTGATGTGGCTTTGCGTCCACGGTGTATCCGTGCCTGTTCCACCATTTTACTTAGTTCTTTTGAAAATTCTGTTCCCGACATTCCTTTTGGGACACGAATAGCGTCGCCACGAACCACAGCTTCTTTGATAGCTTTTTCATCAGACAGCCGACTCAAACCTTCTTTTTCACGACGAATAGTCGGGGCAACATATTCTACACCGTCCTGTTCAAAGCTAACAGTTCTTATAGTTTCGTTTGCGTAGGTTGTTGGTGTGGATGGGTCCATAGCCCTTGTTAACCACGCAGGACGTTTAGCCATCGATAACTACCTCTTTCTTGGGTGGCAACAGGACAACCCCGTGGATTGCCTGTACGTTGTGGTTCATTGTTTCTTGTTTTGCGATACCGACGCGGTTTAGAATACTTTCCGCTGCCTTCATCCGCAGTTCGTCCCCGCGCTCTATATCTATGGCTGTCACAAGGCTAACCAACTTGTTCGCGGCTTGCAGGGAATGACTCGCCAACATGGTCTTTGTCCGTTCGATGATTTCATCGGCTAGACGTTCCTTTAGCCACGTAACTGACTTGGGGGAATATCCCACGAGTTCGGCAGCAACAGTCATATTGCCGTTGTTTTCGAACAGAGCGTCTAGGAACTGCTCCTGCTTTTCAGTTAGGGCAGCTTTTTTATTTGTTTGGGGTAATAAGTTCATGGGGATTTAAGATGGCACACCCTTTGGGGTGGTACATTTCCACTTTATATTTAGTTCAAAGAGATTTACACTTGTGGCGAACCCCGCCATTTCGTCGACACGACGCATACAGTCGGCTTTACTGGCGTAAGGGCCTCGTGTGTCATTTAACTCAACACATTCTTGGGGTGCTGCAGCTAAACATATTAGTAGGGCAGCTTCGAACATGGTGTTCTCCCGCGAACATGTGGCATACCCCTGTATTATGAGGGGTTTTGGAACCGGTGTCAACCCCTGTTTCCCCCATAAATAACTTAAAATTGAAAAAAAGTAAAAAAAAGGGTTGACAAATGCGGAAAATGACGCTACCATAGGTCCAAGACCTGCCGGGGTAAACCCTATACACACCCAAGCCCCCCGGTTTCCCCCCCAAAGGTTCGCAAAGTTACATGAATGGCCCCCCTGTTGGTTCGCCCAGCGGGGGGTTTTTTGTTTGGGGAACGGGTTTCCCCCAATGGTTCGCAAATTAACCATATCGATAACCTAAAAAGTAGAAAAAATATGTCGGGTTTGCATAGCAAATGGCAGGGGGGGCCAGTGTCCCTCGCGTACCCGCGCACAGTCAGATTTATTTTTTACTTATCATTGATAATTGCCTTGCCGGTCAGACAGCCCGCCGCCATTTTGCGAACACATACTAAAACCCCGCGAACATATCGCGCACACGCCCGCGCGGGTGAAGCGGTTTGTCATGGCTGTTTACTGGGGGGAGGCCTTTCGGTCTGGTAAATGATAGCAATCCCGCTGCAATTCCAAACCCAAAACCCCAAAGGATTACCGCCGGTTACCGCCCATTAATATAACCCGCATAAAAAAACCCCCCCGCCGACTAGGGCAAGGGGGGCAAGGCTGGGGCGGGTTTATAGGGAGGATAGCAACAACCCCCGCCCCATGGTTCGCGGCTAGCTGTTCGCGGGAACCCCGACAAGCTGCATTGCGCGGGTGAATGGGTCGCGGTCATCAAAGGTTCTTATGAATGTTGGCTGGGTTCCATCAAAGGTAGCCAACCCGCTCTCTAATTCCCCGAAGCGGTTCGCGGCTGCCATCAGTTCTGGGCAATGTTCATCCAAGATTGCCCGCTGGTTTAAATCCATAGATGCAACGGCGGAGTGCAAGCTTTTCACCGCACACTGCAACGCAAAGATACGGGTATCAACAATGCCGACATTCTGGAGATAAGTTCTAAAAGACATGGTTCGGTTTCCTTCTCTAAAGTTAATGGGGACAAGCTGCCCCGTCCCCATTGTTATTACATATCTGCAGCTATGATGCAAGCCGGTAAAGTTTCCGGTATTCACTGCGCCCGCTGCCCTTGGTTTCTATCTGGTAACCATGCCGCCGGATATCGTTGATATAGGTCATCAAAGTCCACCGGCTATAGCCAAGCAATCCCCGCAAATACGGAACATTAACAAAACCCCGCTCGAGTTCTGCAATGATGCGATAATGTCCCCTGCAAAGATTGCGCGGGTTCTTCACCTGTTCGCGGCTGGTATCTTCCCCGCTGCGGTCTTCAAATATCCGCAACAGTTTCTCGCCCCATTCCTTATCGCGCTGGGCATAGCTGGCCTCTAGTTCGGCAACATAACCGCGCCAAATGCGGGTCGCCTCTTCTGTGGCCTTTTCCCGCTCATCGGCACGGATAGCCGCCTCAGCGTCAACAAGGTCATTAGCAAGTGATGCGCGAATTGTTTCGATTGATTTAGTCATTTCGTGGTTCTTTCTGCCCATCGGGCGTTGGTTGGTTTAAGCAATGAAGACCGCATATATTATCGAGATTATCAACAGCACGGTCAGACTGCGATAAATTACATAGAGAGCTTCCATTTGTGTTTATCCTAACAAAATCCAAAGCATCAAGAAAAACTCTAGCGGGGTCATGCTGCCAACTTTCCGGCAAAGCCCAGCCATGCCTCAGACTGTATAAGGTCACGAACAGCAATTGAGTTATCGAGCCGTTTCCTTTCTTCCCTGCCGCCTTTGTTCGCGTTTGGTAAATGGGTTGACCAATGGGTCAAAGCATTAAATGCCGCCCACATGGTCTCACCTAGTTCGCGGGTTTCTTTGCTGTAAAGGTCGAGCAATGTTGCAAGCTTGCGCTGGTTGACCTTCAAATCGTCATTATTTTCGGCAACCTTTCCCGCCTTATCAATCAAACCGGAAGCAATCAAAACATCATTAAATTGCTTTTCGGTCATGGTTTTTTCGCGGTAAAGCTGCATCGTTTCCGATTGTTCAGACCACATATCTAAACCTAAAACGCCTTTTGTGATTAGGGCTGCGCTATTCATGTTTTTTGTATGTTTCATTTTCTGGTGATAGGCCTTTTCCCCGCCAAAAACCAAGGTATTGCGGCACAAGTCACGATAAGCCCCGCTGAATACCTGCAATGTCCAAGATTTATCGACACTATTGAAGATATCCAGACGACACCGGCTCACATCCTCTTGACCTGTTCTCGTCCGGCTGCGGTCGATTAAATCGTGAAAATAGATTGTCCGGTGAACACGCAAACCCTCTTGATATATCCGGTCGCAAACTTCCACATTGCCTAGTTTATCCCGCAAACCGGAACCGCTCAAAATGTCGGATTGTTCCTGCATTAGTTCGTGGTGAGGTTTTAAACTATAGGTTTCAAGATTAAACGGTACAACATCAACAACCCGATTTGTGCGGGTATTTTGCAAAGCGTGGTATTTCATGCGCTGCATATCAACAATGCCATCTTGGTCAGTGGTGACCGCTTCCACCGGCACCGGCTCGAAGCTGGCGAATTCATGGTAAAGACTGCAATCATTTATATCGTGATGAACGCTAAAAATATCCTCGCCTTTTGGTCTGGCGTTTTCGATTGCTTTGGTTGGTATCAAATCAAACATGGTTAATGTTCCTTCTACTGGTTGTTGGCATGGTAATTGCTACCAGCCTTGATTTGTTTATGCCAGCCCCCGCCAAACCGGTCAACAAAAAAAATCAGATAAAAAAATGGTGACAGCCCCGCGACTCGCTGCCACCGCCGCCCATGCCGCGCCCAGTCCCCCCGAACCACCAAGGATACCGCAAACGCACACAAGCCCCAGAAAATTATTTGACAAGGGGGCATTTTTGTCAATGCGTAACAAACAAGATTTGTTTATCCGGTGCTGACCAACACAAGGTACAGGTCGCGCACGATTCCGCCGCGCCGGTTTGTTCAGGACAAACAATAGATTTTCCTTTGGTCGGCTTGTACAGGTCGGCACTGTTCGCGCTGAATTGCCAATCCGGTGCGTTGCTATAGCGTACGGAAAAACGTTCACCGAACACGCCGCGAACCGCACGGAGGGCAAGCCCGATATCACTATTTGGCGCATAGCCGGTGAAGCCCCAAACCGCCAGATTATCAAATTTAGTCAAGAGATGCTGCCACAGTTCGACATAATCGACAGAATAAAAATCCCCTAGAACATGCAGCCGGACAATCACCCCTTTATAGGTGGCGCATAATTCTTCTATCTCATTTTTTATGCGCTGCTCTAATTCGCTGCCATGCTGCAACCGGTGCGCGAACATCATATTGTTCCCGTAACAATTATCCCAATGGTAACAAGAGCGGGGACAGGTGGCGCGTTCTTCTAGTGTCAGGGTATAAATGACATAGCCCGCGAACTTGCCTTTTTTAATTACAGGTAATTTATCTTTTGAAAGCTTCGCATTCTTGGATTGCTTTAAAACATTGTGCGAATAATCCGCCAGCAGTTTAACGGATTTGGGATACATTGTATTAGCTGGCTTGTTTACATCTGCTTTTTTCATCGGTTCGGTTCCTTTGTTGGTTAGTTAGTTTGGAAACGTTACGGATAAAATCCGGTATGGTCAAGCGGTAAAATTCGCTGCCCTTGTCTTTTTAAATAACATTCGGGACAGGAAAGCAAACCATTCTCGTTAGTCATGGCTGGTTCCCCGCAATCATCACAACGATATGCGGGGTTTAGCGTGGTTGATTTGTCACGTTTTAGCGTGGGCGATTTGTCAAAAGTTTGGCGTGTAGAATTTGCCATCGTTCAGTTCCCTTTTTAGCGTGGCTAGTTTGTCACGTTCGGCATTTGTCACCGGTTCACCGTTCCAGTCTTTGTCACTGATTTGTCTGTTCAAGGTTCGCCATTTGTCAGCAACGTTTGTCAGGCGTGGGTCATTTGTCGCGTTGGGATAGCGTGGCGTTATTGTGCTTGTCATATATACTTACTCCAGTAGTTGTCCCAAGCTTCACGCAACATATCAGCATATTCTCTGTCGTTATGCAAGCCCAAGAAATCGCGGTGCGGTTCCATCTCTTGCATGAACTCACCAAAGAATTCGCAGTTGCCTATCTTACTGTTGGCAAGATACCAAAAGTCTTCTTCTAGTTGCATTGCCCAAGCTTTGACCTTACCCATTGCAATTCTCCATGTACCACGTTTTGAACCTATGGTAAGCCAGTATTTTGTAGGCTTCTAGGTCGAGGGTTTCCCATTCCTTGAGGTCAAGTCCCTCATATCTAAAACGGGTTTCCATTTCGCCATCCAGCATTACCATTATGGCGTTAGCTTCTGTGGGCGTTAATTCTATCCAAAGTTTGGTTTGTTTAGCCATCGTCTTTCCTCAATCGTAGTTATAATACTTGATGTATTCGCACAGTCCCTTGTGCGCTTCTTGAATAGCACCGTATATGTCATCTAACTTGCTGTCAACTATGTCTGCATCTTGCAGGATTTTTTCTGCTTCAGAGATAGCCCGCAAAGCATCCAAGCAGGATTGTGCGGTGAGGGTGTGCAATTCCCCTTCACCGTCACACTCATCACACTTACCGTAGGTGCTATCTATCCAGCCACCGTTCGCAAAGTCTATGACCGGTTTGTCATATTCGGCAACCCCGCTGCCGTTGCACACAAGACAGGTCTGTCTAGTTGTCAAGGTCATCATCGTCATCTCCAAATTCTGGAAACATATAATCAGCGGTATCACGGATGACATCCCAGTTGATGCCAATGGTTGCGTCGTGCTGCGACTTCAGAGCAAACAAAACCTCTAGGGCTTGGTCGTCTGTTAGCCAATCACATTCCACCTTGACATCATCCACAGACCAGACGATTGCAATTTCTTCATTACTTAGCTGCATCTTCGGTTCCTTCTTCTATTAAC